TCAGACTTTGGCGTCCAACTTCCGTTCCCGGTAGGCCTCGATCTTTGCGGTGGCGTTCGTAGCAACTTCGCTATCGTGCGGCAAGTAATGTCGGGCCAGCATATCGCGGACGGATTTGGCCGAGTGCCCGGTCTTGGAGGCGATCTCGAACTCGTCGAGTCCCGCCCGCTTGCACTTTACCACGAAGGTGTGCCGAAGGTGCCGGAAGTTGAGTTCCGTCAACCCGGTCTTGGTGCGCAGGCGGTCGAAGTCGCGGGTGAATACGCGCTCGTTGTAGCGCTTCATCGTGCGCGGGTTGATCACCAGCATGAGCTGGGTGTCCGGCTGCTGCGCCAGGCGCTCGCGCACCCGCCGTCCCGCCGGCGACACAACCCATCCCCCCGTCTTGTTCTGGAAGTAACGGAAGGTCCAGTCGCGCACATTGAAGTCGCGATGCTTCTGGAAGCCGAGGATGTCGCCCGGCCGCGGGCCTTCATCGTGGGCGATCTGCATGGCGGTGGCCACGCCTTCGAGGCCCAACTCATCGGCGGCGGTGAGCATCGTCTGGAGCTCGGCATCGCTCCAGATGTGAACCTTCGCCTCAGGCGTTTCGAGGCCGAGGCGGATTGCGGGATTGTCGGTGCGCAATCCCTTGTCCATCGCGTGCGTCATGAGGCTGCGCAGATACGAGGCCACGAAGCGGCGCTTGATCGGCGTCGCGTCCATGGTCGACAGGAACTGCAGCACGGCTGGGCGCGTGATCAGGCGCACATGCGGGTGTCCCGATTCCTGCGACCACGCCTCGACCTGGCGCGCCGCATAGGCGTATCCGGTGAGCGTGCGCGGCGCGCGCTCCTTCGTCTTCATCTTCTGATCGAAGGATTGGATCAGCCACGGCAACGTGTAGAGCCGATAATGCTCCGGCTGGCCCGATCGCTCGGCCTTGAGACGGCGCAGGAAGGTGTCGGCGTCCGCCGTCACGGCGGCGAGTTCGGCGGCGTCGCCGGCGCCGGTGCGCTTCATGTGATCGAGCGGCAGGCGATACGCGCCCGACCAGCCGTCCGGCCTCAATCGCTTCGGCACCTGGAAATAGAAGGCGGTTCGCCCGTCACCGCGACGCTGGAGAACGACGTAGGGGGGCAGCTTTACGGTCGTGGAGGGCAAGGGCGCCCCTCTCCCAAGGGTTTTCGTCGCCATGATTGTCCTCCTTCGCGAGGATGCCAAGGGCCTGATAGGCCGCGCGGCGGTCGAAAAGCTGCTCCCGGCCCTTGTCTATTGGGGATGGAAACCGCTTTGCCCGAACCCGGCGACCCAAGGTCGCACGGGACAGCTTGGCAATCACGCAGATCTCGCTCGCCCCGATGCGGGGCTCGGCCTCCGGGGTTGGGAGCGGCGCGTCGGTCATCGGGCCAATCTCGCGAAGTGCCCCGCCCAAATCGACACCGCCTTCCAATAGGCTGCTGTGATGGCTTTGTTGTGCTTCCAGTAGGTCTGCGCCTTGTCGGCCGCTTCTTTCCGCAGATCCATTAGCACCGCGCGGAAAGCGGCCTTGGCCTCCGGAGGAAGCCCCGTGATCCGCTTTGCGCTGTCGAGCGCCAGCAAGGGATTGTGGATGGTGGCGCTCGACCTCATGTGGCTGCCGGAAACTCGCTCCACACCGCTCCGTCGAGTTCGCGGCCCGCATCCTTCTTCCCGACCTTCGCCCACTCGATACCCTCGCCATCCATGATCTGGTAGCGACGGGCATCGTCGAAGCGGAAGCCGGCGGGGAGCTGGTTGACGCGATGGTCATGGCCTTCGGAGCAACGGACCTTTTCGCATGGCGCCCACTCGCCCCATTGCTTGAACAAGAACGGCACCTTGGCCGCGAGGCATTGGTCGCGCAGCGAGCGCACCCAATCGGGGTGCGTCGGCCTGGCGCGGGGACCGCTCTCGCCGCCGACGATCGCCCAATGAATGCCGCTAAAATCGATATTGCCGAGGGTGCCGAGAAGTGGCTCGAAGCTGATAAAGCGAACCGCGGCGGCCGTGGCGCGCAATTCATCGATCCGGCCAATGACGCCGCGGTTCTCAACGCTGGTGCCGAGCCAGACGTTTGGAAGCGGCCAGCGCAAATGCTCAAGGGGTTCCTGATAGCCGAGCGCGACAACCTTCGTGCCGAGGCTATCTGCACGGCGGCTCGAATAGGGAGACATATAATCCCGCATCCGATCAGGCCGCTTCGTCAGGATTTGGAACGTCAGATGCGGGCAAAGCGCCATCACCGCGAAGATGCGGTCGATGGCTTCGTCGCGCAGTGCCTCGTGGAACACGTCGCTGGTCGAACTCACGAAGACCTTGGCGGGCTTGCGCCAACGCAGCGGCAGCGTGACGCGATCTTCGGCGACCGCAACCTTGCCGGTCCAGCGCGGTCTGCCGCTCTTCATCTCCGCGAAGCCGTGGCCCCACTGGCCGGGCTTGGAGAAGCGGGCGGCCATGCCTTCGGCATAGCAGCCGCCGTGATCGCCGGGGCCCCCGCAACCTGGAGAGACGCGCGTGCAGCCGCGCACCGGGTTCCAGTCGGACCTGTCGGTCCACTCGATCTTGCTCGCGGTCATCACTCGCACCCGTTGCCGATTGCGCCGCTATCCGCCTCATCCACAAAGTCCTTCCAATGCCGCCAACCCTGCGGGCAGTGGAAGCCCCAATCGCGAACGGTCGGGCCGGTGAGAAAAAGGCTCCAGCACGGAGCAACGATTTCGATGCGATGTGCGGCGCTTGCACGTCGCGCCTTCATATCGCCAGCGAAGCGGCGCGTGCGGATATGGACGCCGCCGTTGCGGATGGTGTGCTCGACATAGGTTCCGTCGAGCAGAATGGAAAGGTTCGCCCAAGGGTGATCGTGCAAGGCGAAGTCCGCGTCCGAACGAAGGAATAGGTGAAGGTAAACATTGGGCAGAAGCTTCGCGATGCCGCGCTTGTTGCCACTCCACGGCGTCAAGAACCAGCGGCACAGGTAGGGATCATCGCGACCGCCAATGACAAAATCTGGATTGCGCACGTCCGCCACGATGCGATGCAGATAGCGCAGCAGGGCCGCTAGCGCTGCGATCCATGCGCGTCGGATCACAGGATGTCTCCCCAAATGGGCATCCTTGGAAGCTGGGCGGCGACGGCGTTGACGCGCAGGGCTTCGATGAAGCCATCGAGCGCGCGGTCCCAGGCCTTTGGCTTGATCGCGCCGCGCAAGCTGCGGGCGCCGTTGCGTTCCAGTGCCGCGACCTCGGCATCGCAATCGGTGCAAAGCTGGCGAAGCTCCGTCATCTCGACGCAGGCATGGGCGACGGCGAGCGCATTGGCGATGGGCTTGGGCATCGGCCAGTCGAGGTCGCAGCCTTCGTGGACCGCGCGCATGACGGCCTGCCGCCGCCCGCGCCAGGCCTCGACGCTGTTGAGCGTGTCAAAACTCTCAAAGGCCACATGGGCGTGATGGAGCAGCGCGTAGAGCCCGGCCTGCGGGCCTTCCTCGCGCGCGGCCTCGGCCGCGAGCAGCGTGGCGTGCTGGGCGTGGCTGTAGAAGCCCCACGTCGCGCCGCCATACATCGGCGTCTTGGCGAGCCCTTCGGCGATGTCGCGCAGAAACAGGCTGTCGGCGTTCGGCTTGGAGAGGTCGACGCGCGCGCCGGAGCGCATGATGGCGGTGGCGCTCATTGGAACGCCAGCCATGCGCCGCCGGCGACGAACGCCACGGCAAGCGCGATATAGACCCAACCCGCGGGCGAGACGAAGCGGCCCTGCCGCACCAGCGGCGCGGATTGCGCGGGCGGGATGTAGCAGATGCCGGCGAGGCGGCAGATGGTCTCCTGGGGTTCGCTCATTGGGCGCGCTCCGAAAGTGCGAGGGCGAGGATGGTGAGGGCGATGGCGAACTCGCTGCCGAAGGCGAGGATCGCGAGCAGGCGCGGGCTCAAGGCGTCACCGCCATTTCGCAAAGGCCGGGCTCGATGCGCCGGGCGAGATCGATCGCTGGGTCCCACAGCCGCGACACGTCGCTTTCGGAGAGACCGGCTTGCGTGCCGTCCATCATCACGACGCTGCCGCGCTTCTCGGCGGCGGCGACGATGGCGCGGGCGAGGATGCGGGTCTTGAGCATGTCGCTCTTCTTCGCGACTTTCGCGGTCGCGCGCTTGGCGGCTTCGCGCGCGGCCTCTCGGCGCTGCGCTTTGGTGGGCGGCTTGGTCGTTCCGCGGGCGCCCCAGTACCTGGCCATCGATTCGGTTCCTCCAACGTTCGGGGGGAACGCTTGCGAAAATCGCAAGTTACGTCAATGCGAAAATCGCAAGCTCAAAAAAGTCCAGGGATTGAGCGGGTGTTTCAGGGGAAATCGGAGGCGTTCATCCAAAGCTCGCGGGGCGAACCTTGCGAAAATCGCAACCGGAGATGCCAAAGCGATTCGCGGCCAGCCAGTTCGGGGGAGAGCCGTGAGGCGGCGGTTCCAGCAGGGACCATCATGCACCCGGTCTGGGCCAGCCACGCGCGATCACCGATGGAAACGGCGTGCAAGGCATCTCCCATCCGGCCCTGGTCGGGACAGGCGACGGCATCGCGTGCGAGGACGAACTCTGTCTTGAGCGGATCGCGCCACGGAAGCTCGCGCAGCATGTTGGCGTAGACGAACAGGGCGCGGCCGTTGGAGATGATGTGCGCGGCGTCGCCGCCGAGATAGCGCGGCCTGAAGCCGTCGATGCGATGGCCGTTCCATGCCACGCGGGCGTTGACGGGGAGCGCCACGCAATCCTTCGCGCCGAGCATCAGTTCGTCCACGCGCGGGCAGGCACGCGCCGGCGCGCCCTGCACGAAGTAATCCGCAGCGTCGGCTGCGTTCGCGGCGAGCAACGCCACGGCGCCGAGCATCGCGGCGCGCGCGATCACGCGAGCCACCGCAGGATGCCGACGATGTTGGTGAGGGAATAGGCCGCGTTGAGCGCAAGCAGCGCGCGGTCGCGACGCGCGAGCGAGGCGACGATGCAGAGCGCCGAGCCCGCGAGCATCACCGGGAACGCCCACGCCGAACTTGCGATGTTGAGCGCGAGTGTCAGGCAGCCAAAGATCTGTAGGGCCGTCCCGATCCACTTGGCCACGTCGAGCGGGTCTATGCGGCGAAGCACGCGAAGCCCTCTTCGATGGCCCAAGCATAGAGTTCGCGTTCCAGCTTTTCGAGGTCGCGGTCCATCGTGCAGACGTTGCCGATGACAAGCTGGAAGCGGTCGAGCGCGGGCGTGGCATCCTTCCACTCCGGCGTCTCCATCTCGATTGCGAGGACACCGAGATAGACGAGGCAGGGCCCGGTGTAGAGGTCTTGCCCCAGCCGGTCATTCAGGATTGCCGGATCGTCCACGGCTTCCTTTGTCGCGCGGAACTCCGCGAAGGTCATGTCAGCCATCGGCGGACCTCGCGATGTATGTCAGCGGCGCCGCGCCGCCGCCCATCAACACGCCGCTGGCGTCGAGCTCACGCTCCACCCACTCGCGATCCGAAGGTTCGGGAAACGCCTCGTCGATTGGAACGCCGCGCGCCCAAGCGATGCCGTCAAAAATATCCACATTCATGCCACCGCTCCTTCTGAGAGAGGCTGTGCAAGGTTCAGGCAAGGCGCCTGCCAATCCAGATGACGCGCCCGACGAACACGACATCTTTCGGGGATATGTTGTCGTAGCTGCGATAGATCGGATTCTCGCTGATGAGCGAGAGTGACTTCTTCGTCGGGTGCATCGAGATACGCTTCACCTGAAGCACGTCGTCGACGCGGATCACGTAAAGTCCGGAGCGGCGCGGATCGACCTGGCCGCGATCCACCAGCGCGTGATCACCGTCGTAGAGCGTCGGCATGGCGCTGTCGCCGGAAATCTCCAGCACGAAGAGATTGGAAGGCTTCGTCGCGGCCTTGGCGATAAAATCCTGGGCGAACATCACATGCCCGATGGCGTCGGCATCGATCGCAACCGCGCCTGCGCCAGCCGAGGCGCGAAGATCGTAGACGGCGATCGGCACGTAGCCGGGCGCAGCGTCGTCGGGTTCGACGTGCGTCTCGGCTTCCGCGTGAACGGGCGCGCGCTCGCCGAGATAGCGTTCGATCAGAGGCAATTCGGCGGCCTTCACCTCGCGCCGACCCTTGATGATCTTGCTGACATCGGTCTCGCCGATGTTCAGCTCGTGGCCGAGCCCGCGCTGGGTTTTGCCCTGATACTTGCGCCGCTTAAGGGCGTCGGCGATCCACTCGCGAAGGAGGTCGTTCTTTTGCATGGGCCTGGTAACGAACGTTACGGGACACACCCTTGCGAAAATCGCCAGCGTAGGCAATTGCGATAATCGCAAGTTTTACTTGCCATAAACTTGCGAATATCGCAAGCCTTGGCCATGGATCGAATCGCAAGCCCCGCCACGCGCGTCATCACCAAATGCGGAAAAGGCAGCTTTTCCCATGGGTTAGCCCTGGTCGGACAATGGACCGGGGTCCACGAGTCGCGGCTCTACCGCTGGACCTATGACCGGGCGCGGGGCGGCACGGGTGGTCTGATCCCCACCCAGCACCAGCAGACAATCCTGACCCGCGCCCAGCTCGCCGGCATCCCGCTCGCGCCGGAGGATTTCTTTTTCACGCCCGCCGAACTTGCGCCGCCGCCTTTCGCGGCAATCGCCGGAGGCGCTCGGTGAATGGGCGCGCGGACAGCATCGCAGATCGCGATCGACTTGCGGCGCCGGGCACGCACGCATCCCGACATCGCGCCGCTGCTCAAGGAGGCCGCCGACGCGATGGCGCTGGCCGCCGCGGCCGAGAGCTTGGCGGACACCGTGACGGCGCTGCGCGGCCAGCAACCGGAACAATCGCCGGAGCAAGCCGCCGCGACGCCCTATTGGGTGCGCGAGACATGACCGGCTTCGCCGAAATGATCGCGGCGATTACGGCGCGCGTCGATGGCGCGGGCGGTGATGCGTTGCCGCGTGGTCGCGGCGGGCGTCGCGCGCGCGGTGAGTATGTCTCGCTGATCGAGACGTTCGATCTTGGCGCGATGTTCGGCGCCTGCGGCTTGCCGAGTGTGATCGGCAGCGGCGAGAGCGCGAATGTGGATCAGCTCGTCTTGCTCGAGATGGGCGTGGTCATGGCGCGCATCGTGCGCGAGCCGCATGACAAGCCGCGCAAGGTGAAGTCGCGTTTCGCCTGGGACGACGAGAGCGAGATTACCGACGCCGCGCCGCGCTGGCGCCACGCGCTCACCGGCACACCCGAAAATCCCGGCGAGGATGGAACGCCCGCGCTGATCCTTCCGGTCGCCGATGCGTGCATCGCCGATACGCTTTCGTGCTGGCGCTTCGCCGATGCGGACTTCCTCGACCAGGTCTGCGACCTGATCGCGCTGCCGCTCGACGGCGGAAGGCCGCTGTCCTTCACCGGGCACACGCTCGCGGTCGGTCACTTGCAGCCGGACTCCCAAGGGCGGCTCGTTCTCTACACCAGCGGCAAGGCGTGGCTCGATGCGCATATCTCCCGCGCCCGCGCGAAGGCGAGCGAGTGGCCCGCGCATCTGATCGAAACCGAGTGCATGCCATTCGATGCGCCGGAGACGTTCGGCGCGCTGCTGGTCGAGCATCGCGCTTTCGAGTGGCGCGTCTGCCGTCACGACTGCAGCCTCCCCAAGGAAGTCAGCGAAATTCTCTGCCCGGACTCTCGCAAGTTCGCCGAGCATCTCGACGGCTTGCTGCGCGCCAAGGTGCGTGTGCGCCCCATCCCGACCGTGCGCGGCCCTGCAAAGCCAGCGGAAAGGGCAGCGGCATGATCGACGCGACCCGCACCCGCATCGTCACGCTGGCCGAGCAGGGCACGCGGCCGTGCCTGATCCAGGGCATGCTCGCCGAGCGCGTGTTCATGTACGAGATTTACGCGGTGATCAAAGCCGCGCGCGCCAGCGGCAAGGCCATCCCGCCGTTCGACCGCACGCCGCTGCAAGGCGTGCCACGCGGGCAGCTCGTCTATGTCGAGCCGGACATCCTTACGCTGCTCTCCCGCGAAGCCTCGCGCCGCCAAGTCGACGTGAAGGGACTGGCGCGGCGCCTGCTCACCATCGCCGCGGAAGAAGACATGATCGCCGCGATCCTCGACGACGGGGAGCGCGCGGCATGACCACGTTCGGATCGTTCTGCTCCGGCATCGAAGCGGCAAGCATCGCGTTCATGCCGCTTGGCTGGGAGCCCGCGTTCTATTCAGAGATCGAGGACTTCCCCATCGCGGTGCTGAAGTATCGGCACGCCGCGCGAGATCTGCGTATTGGTCGCGCGGCCGGCACCGTTCCGCTGTGGGGCGACATGGCGGCCATGCGCGTGCGTCACCTGAAGCGCTTCGGCATCGAGATGCCCGACGTGCTGATCGCAGGCACGCCCTGCCAAGGGTTCTCGCTCGCCGGATTGCGCGGCTCTTTATCGGACGCGCGCAGCAACCTCGCACTCACATTCGTCAGGATCGCCCATGCAATTGACCATGTTCGGGAACGAGAAGGAAAGTCCGGCCTCATCGTCGTTTGGGAGAACGTCCCCGGCGTCCTCACCACGGGCGACAACGCCTTTGGATGTTTCCTGGGCGGATTTGTCGGGGCCGATGATCCCTTGGTCCCGCCCGATGCCATCTGGGGTCCGCTGCCTCACTTCGACGATCGGTCATACAACGTCCATCGAACCTATGGCTGGCAATCGTGCCGGTGGCCCAGCGAAGGTCTGGCTGAGGGGCCGAGGGCACGGGCGGCATGGCGGGTTCTCGACGCTCAATACTTCGGCCTGGCCCAACGACGCGAGCGTGTGTTCGCTGTCATCTGTTTTAGAGACGCGGCCGATCCCGCCGCGATACTTTTTGAGCGCCTTGGCCTGCGCGGGAATTCTCCGCCGCGCCGCGAAGCGCGGAAAGACATTGCCCCAACAATTGCTGCGCGCGCTTCAGGCGGTGGCGGACTCGGTACGGACTCCGATTGCGACGGCGGTCTCGTCACGCGCGAAGCCTCCCACTGCCTCAATGGGGGGGGGCATGGGTAGGCAAGACTACGAAAGCGAAACGTTGATCGCGCACACGCTGCGCGCCGAGGGTTTTGATGCGTCCGAGGACGGGACGGGTCGCGGCATACCCATCGTGCCTCTTTGTATTCACGCCGATGCGGTGGCGCGCTCCGGGGTCTCAATCACGCCGAGCGCCGATAGTTCGGGAGGCTTTCGCACCAGACCACCTGGCTTCGGAATTTTGGAGGACGGCACCACCTATAGCCTGACAACAGGTGCCCCGCATGTCGTGGCGTTCGATTGCAAGGCCAGCGGCCAAAACGGCTTTGGAGTCGGGAAAATATCGCCGCCGCTGCGCGCGATGGGACGCAAGGACAGCCACCAGAATGCTGGCGGCCAAGTAGCGGTCGCATACGACCTGAGAGGTCGAGATGGTGGCGCGGCGTTCGAGGGCCCGCACGACACAGCCAACCTGCGAGCCGCGAGTGGTGGATCATCGCGCAGTTACATTGCGGAAGCGAAGGTGCGCCGCCTCACGCCGCGCGAGTGCGAACGGCTCCAAGGCTTCCCGGACGATTTCACGCTGATCCCGACGCGCAAGCGCAACTGGTCGCGGGAGATGGACGAGATGCGTGATTACTTTCTCTCGGCCTATCCGGACGCCGGCGATGACGAGTTGGTGCGGTGCGCCGCTGACGGCCCGCGCTACAAGGCGCTCGGCAACTCCATGGCGACCACGGCCGTGCGCTGGATTGGCGAACGTATCGACGCGCAATTGCGGAGGGCGGCATGAGCGAGCAAGCCGACCGCGACTACCTGGCTCTTGCACATCGTTTCGCTGGCGCCTCTCCAGACCCATCGACCAAAGTGGGCGCGCTGCTCGTTGATGCTGCCAGTAGCGTTGTCGCCATCGGGCACAACTGTTTTCCGGAGGGGGTCGCGTGCACATCGAATCGTCTCGACGATAGAGAGACCAAGCTCCGGCTGATTGTTCACGCGGAAATGAATGCCATCCTCGCTGCGGCCCGGGCCGGGGTCAGTACCAAGGACTGTGTACTCTACCTCGCAGCGACCGATGCGAGCGGCCAAGTGTGGGGCGGCGCGCCCTGTGTGCGATGCACGGTTGAAATCATCCAGTCCGGCGTTCGAGAGATCGTGTCGTATCCGCAGAAAGCGGGTTTCTCCAAATGGCATGCCGATTTGGCCGAGGCTAAAGACCTGCTGGTCGAAGCTGGGATCGTCTTTCGCGAGGTCTTGCCATGATTTGGAGGCTCGCCCATCGCGCTGATCCGGACGGTCGTGCGCTCGCCGATAGGCACTACTCGCGCCAGAAGGTTGGCTCGCCGCAGTTCATGCCGGCGGGCTCGTGCCGGGTCCTGGTCGCGACGAACAAGCGCGCGGTGTTCGGCTTGAGCTATCCCAAGGCCGAGTATGTGCATCATGCCTGGCTGGGTGCGTGGATCACGTCGATCTTTCGCAACGAAAACGCCGGGCCGCTCGCATCCGACATGATCCGCGAGGCGCTGGCGATCATGCAGACGCTCTACGACGTGCCGCCGCTCGGCTGCGTCACCTTCGTGGACCCCAAGCAAGTGCCCGGCGTGCTGGTGCGCGGCGAGCGGATCAAGGGCTTCTGCTTCTGGAAGGCCGGGTTTCGTCTCGTTGGCGAGACGAAGAAGAAAAAGCTGCTGGCCTACCAGCTGCTGCCGCACCAAATGCCGGCGCCGCTCCAACTCGCGGCGGCGGCATGACCACGCGCCCCATCCCTTTCACCGAAGCATCCAACCGGAGGACTTGACCATGGACGCGACGATCACAACTGCGACCACCGCAGCACAGGCGTTGGACCGCTACAACTCGGCCCTTCAAGACGGGCGCCTTGTTCAAAGCAAGTGGCACGCCGAGGAAGACGGCCGCCATCTCGCTTGCGCGCTCGCGGTCATCGGCCCGGATGTCAATTCGGCCAGTGCTTGCCCGGCGCAGATCATGCCGCGCTGGCTCGCGCAGATGGTGCCGTGGCTTTTCGACACCCAGGAATTCGACGACGCGAAAACTTGGGGCGCTGCGTTTTACGCCGAACTTGCGCGGCTCGACGGGAAGGTGCCGTTCTCGGTGGTGCATGATTGGCGCGCCAATTTCGTGATGCCGTTGCGGATCGAGGTCGCGACCTTGCGCAAGGCAGACACCGCGTCTCATCTCGCGGTACAGGCGCTTCATCGCCGCGCGCTCGCTGGTGAAACCGTCGCGCGGGACGAGTGGTACACGGCTTTGAAGAAAAGTTATGCCTATGCCGATGCCGATGCCTATGCCGATGCCTATGCCGATGCCGATGCCTATGCCTATGCCTATGCCTATGCCTATGCCTATGCCTATGCCGATGCCGATGCCGATGCCGATGCCGATGCCGATGCTCTAAAAATTAAGAAGAGTTTCGCCATCAAGCGCCTCGCAGACGGCCTCATTGAGTGCCTCGCGCGCGTGCCGGCGTCCGGAGCATGAGCGTGGACAAAACACGCTGCGCTGTGTGCGGGGTCCGCAATCACGCGCTCGGCGGTCGCGCCAGCAACGGCGAGTTCATGCTGGCGCTTCCGGTCAACAAGGATCGCGGCGGCGTCGCGTGGCCGCGTCTGGGCATCGACGCCTGGTGCGCCAATGCTGACGGTGAAGTTCAGCGCCTCTCCATCGTTCGGATCGCGCTCACGCGAACGATCCTGAACCAGGCGCCGGCGTTCCTCTGCCAGCATTGCCTTCGCAACCATCAGGCGAGCCAGGGCATCTTCCTCGATCTGTTCGCGGTGCGCGCCGCATGACGCCCGACGAGCTGCAAGCCACAGACGAGCAGTGCCGCAAGGCGATCACGAAAGAGCCGTTGCTGCGCGATATGCGATCTTGGCCGTCGCCTGCAGCCTTGCGCGCGGTTGCCGTCGCTCTTTTTGAGCATGAACTGGCGGTGTGTGACTGCACGCTGGACGCATCGCTCGTTCATGCGGCTTACACCGCGGCTATGCGCGAGAACGTGCTGGCGAACGCGGCTTGGGTGCTTGGCCGACTGCGCTACGAAGGCTTCGTCGTCTGCAACCTCGCGAAGATCAAGCAGGCGGTTGGCGAATGACCGAGCCCGCGACCTATATCGACTTCCTCAAGGGCAAGATCAGGCTCGCGGGCGCGCATGGCTTCACCGTCGAGCCGCACGAGGTGAACCCGGCGCTCAAGGACTTCGTGCGCGAGGCCATCGTGCCGTGGGCGGCGGCTGGCGGCAGGCGGGCGATCTTCGCGTCGTTCGGGCTGCACAAGACCTCGGCGCAGATCGAACTGGCACGCCTGGCCATGGTCAAGGAGAAGGTCGCGGCGCTGATCTGCATCCCGCTCGGCGTGCGTCAGGAGTTCTTCGAGGAAGCCGCGGCGCGCTTCACCGGCGCCTTCGCGGTGCGGCTCAAATTCATCCGCCGCACCGACGAGATGGACCCCGGCGCCATCAACATCACCAATTACGAGAGCGTGCGCGAAGGCAAGATCGACCCGACCGTGTTCGGCTTCGTGTCGCTGGACGAGGCGGCGTGCCTGCGCGGCTTCGGCGGCTCCAAGACCTTCCGCGAGTTCATGCGCCTGTTCGCCGGCGACGACCGGACGGGCGGCGTCAAGACGGACGGCGTGCGCTTCCGCTTCGTGGCGACGGCTACGCCCGACCCCAACGAGTACATCGAGCTTTTGGCCTATGCCGCCTTCCTCGGCGTGATGGATGTCGGGCAGGCCAAGACGCGGTTCTTCAAGCGCGACAGCGAGCATGCCGACGCGCTGACCATCCATCCCCACAAGGAGCGCGAGTTCTGGATGTGGGTCGCGAGCTGGGCGCTGTTCGTCCGGCGCCCATCCGACCTCGGCTACTCCGACGACGGCTACGACATGCCGGCGCTCGACATCCGCTGGCACGAGGTGCCGAGCGATCACCGCGAAGCGGGCAGCGAGCGCGACGGCCAGGGCCGCATGTTCAAGAACACGGCCTTCGGCGTGGTCGATGCCGCCAAGGAGAAGCGCGAGAGCCTGGGCGCGCGCGTCGCCAAGATGCTCGCCATCCGGGCCGAGGGACCGGGCGAGCATCGCATCCTGTGGCACGACCTCGAAGCCGAGCGCGACGCGATCGAGCGCGCCGTGCCCGGCGTCGTCTCGATCTTCGGCGGACAAGATCTGGAGAAGAACGAGCAGGCGGCGCTCGGCTTCAAGCACGGCCGCTTCGCCGAGCTGGCGACCAAGCCCTCCATGTCCGGCGCAGGCTGCAATTTCCAGATGCACTGCCACTGGCATGTGTTCCTCGGCATCGGCCACAAGTTCCACGACTTCATCCAGGCCGTGCATCGTCTGCAACGGTTCGGCCAGCGCTTCACGGTGCGGCTCGACCTGATCTATTCCGAGGCCGAGCGCGAGACGCGCCGCAACCTCGAAGCCAAGTGGGCGCGGCACGAGGAACAGGCCGAGACGATGTCGAGGATCATCCGCGAGTACGGGCTTAGCCACGAGGCGATGTGCGGCACGCTCCAGCGCTCGTTCGGCGTCGCGCGCGCGGAGGTTTCGGGGCCGGGCTGGCGGGCGATCAACAACGACTGCGTCGAAGAAGTGTCGAATCTCCCCGACAACAGCGCGCATCTGATCCTCACCTCGATCCCGTTCTCGACGCAGTACGAGTACACGCCCTCGTTCAACGACTTCGGCCACACCGACGACGACAAGCACTTCTTCCGGCAGATGGACTATCTGACGCCGCAGCTTTTCCGCGTTCTGCAGCCGGGCCGCGTGGCGGCGATCCATGTCAAGGACCGCATCGTGCCCGGCGGCATGACCGGGCTGGGCTTCCAGACGGTGAGCCCGTTCTCCGACGACACGGTCGCGCATTTCCGCCGCCACGGCTTCGCCTTCCTCGCGCGCAAGACGATCACGACCGACGTGGTGCGCGAGAACAACCAGACCTATCGCCTGGGCTGGACCGAGCAATGCAAGGACGGTTCGCGGCAAGGCGCGGGCATGCCGGAATATCTCCTGCTGTTCCGCAAGCCGCCCAGCGATGCGTCGAACGGCTATGCCGACGTGCCGGTGGTCAAGGCGAAGAAGCTGCACACGCGCGATGGCTGGCAGAACGAGGGCGGCTACAGCCGCGCCCGCTGGCAGGTGGACGCGCACGGCTTCCAGCGCTCCAGCGGCGACCGGCTGCTCACGGGCGAAGAGCTGGTCGGGCTCAAGGCCGACGTGATCTATCAGGCGTTCCGCAAGTACAGCGCGGAGAGCGTCTACGACTTCGAGAACCATGTCGCGATTGCCGAGGCCCTAGAAGCGGCCGGGCAATTGCCGCCGACCTTCATGCTCCTGCCGCCCGCGAGCTGGCACGACGACGTATGGAGCGATGTCACGCGCATGCGCACCCTCAACGGCGCGCAATACGCCAAGGGCAAGGAGATGCATCTCTGCCCGCTGCAATTCGACATCGTGGACCGCGCGATCGCGCAGTTCACCATGCCGGGCGAGACCGTTCTCGACCCCTTCGGCGGGCTGATGACGGTCCCGTATCGCGCGCTGAAGGCGCGCCGCCAGGGCATCGGCATCGAGCTGTCCACCGCCTATTGGCGCGACGGCGCCGTCTATTGCGAAGCCGCCGCCCGCGAAATGGCGATGCCTTCGCTGTTCGACTTCATCGACCCACAGTCCGACCCCAAGGAGGAAGCGGCATGACCACGTTATATGCGCACGAGTTGAAGGCTGGAGACCGCCTGACACACCAAGACGATGGCGGCTACGACTGCATCCAGCCCGGAGAAGTCGTCACAGTCGAGGTCGAACGCCAATTGATGGCGACGGACGCGGAGCCGTTCGTGCAATGCGCATTGGGCCGCCACTATCTCACCGGCAAGCCGCATCGCTTCCTTCCCGTCGTTGGCTTCCGCCGCGCGGAAGATCATGAACTGACGTCCGCCGAGTCGGATGCTTGGGATCGCCAGATCGAGGAAGACGCCAAGAGCGGTGCGCTGGACAAGCTCTTCGATGGTGTCACCGGAAACCGCGCCGCCACGCCTGTCAAAATCCAAGACCTCAAAGCAGGCGACCGTCTCATCGCCGACGAGGCGTTCACCTGCCTGAAGGAATGCACCGTCGTAACCGTCGAGTACGACGCCGAGGTCGCGCTCGTGCAGGGCGACGACCATGCCGGGTTCTATGTGGCGTGCGCGGACGGCCAGCACTTCCTCGACGGCCAGGTCGATGACGAGAAGGGCATCGTCGTGGGCTTCAGCCGCGCCGAAACGGCGGAGGGCTGACATGGCAATCCGCAAGCCCGCGAAGAACACCAGCAGCATCGGCAACGAGCTGCTGGGCGTGATCGAGCGCGTCGAGCTGCTCGAAATCAAGAAGAAGGAAATCGCCGAGCAGATCACGGAGGAATACGAGCAGGCGCGCAGCCGCGGCTTCAACGTGAAGGTCATCAAGGGCATTGTCCGCGACCGCAAGGAGGACGAGCAGACGCTTCGCGAGCGCCAGGCGCTCGACCAGATGTACCGCGCCTCCATCGGCATGCTGCACGGCACGCCGCTCGGCGAGGATGCCCGCAAGCGCCTGTCCGGCGAGGACGACAAGCCGGAATCGGACGGTGACGAGCAGGCACGGGGGGGGGCGCCCGAAAAGAAGCCGGACGCGCTAGGCCCGGAAGAAATCGCCAAGGCGCGCGACGCCGGCGCGCAGGCCGCGCGGGACGGCAAGCGGGTGTTCGACAATCCCTACACCGCGAACGATCCGCGCCGCGCTGCCTGGGACGAGGGCTGGTGCGCGGAGACGGGCACGGACGGCATGGAATTGCCGAAGGCCTGGCGCCGCAAGGAAAAGAAAAAGCCCGATGACGAGGACGGCAAAGGCGACGGCAAGCCCGATGGCGATGGCGCGCCATGAGCAAGGACGCCGAGTACGACAAGGTGAAGCGTCACCTCTCGCCCTTCGCCGACATCATGCTGCCGGAGGAATGCGAGGAACCGATCCTCGCGCCTGCCGTGCGCGCGGCGCTGTTCGAGTGGATGAGCGAACTCAGGCTCAAGAAGGAGCTGAAGGCCGCGGGGCTCAAGGCGCGCCATCTGGCGCTGCTCTACGGCCCACCGGGCTGCGGCAAGACCACGTTCGCGCACCACTTCGCCGCGCGGCTCGGCTTCCCGCTCGCCTGTGTGCGTTCGGAGAGCCTGATCGCGGCCTATCTCGGCGCGACCGGGCAGAACATCGACAAGCTGTTCCGGGCGATGGACGAGACCGAGGGCAAGGTCGTGATGTTCTTCGACGAGGTCGACGCGATCGGCGGCAGGCGGATGAACGACCAGGGCGCGAGCGTCGAGCGGGCGAACTCGCTCAACGTGCTGCTGCGGCGCATCGAGCAATTCGAGGGCATCGGGCTCGCCGCCACGAACAGGCACGACTTCCTCGACCCGGCGCTGTGGCGGCGCTTCGACATGCAGATCCCGATAGACCTGCCGGGCGACGAAGAACGCTTCGCCATCATCAAGCGCTATGCCGCGCCCTTCGACCTTCCGGACGAGGACGTGGACCTGTTGACGGAACTGACCGCGGGCGCGTCGCCGGCGCTGTTGCGCGGGCTGATGGAAGGCGTGAAGCGCTCGCTGGTCCTCGGCCCGAAGGTGGGCCGCAGCGTGGACAGCGTCGTGGCGGTCTACGCGGCCGTCACCGCGAGCGTCACGCCGCCTCCGGAGTACGAGACCAAGGTGCCGCTGTGGAGCGGCGGCGTCGAGAAGCTCGCCGGGCTGACCTGGCCGATGGGAAGGAGTGACGCGGCATGATCGCAGCCGAGGCCCTACGACATTGGGTCCGCGAGCGCGAGGCTATGCGTATCCGCAAGGAAAGCGGCGCGCCCATGCCGTGGACCGACGATCCGATCCTCGCCAAGTACCGCTTCTGCAATGTGCGGCGCGAGGACGACCGCGTGACGGTCTGGATTCGGCGCAACATCCGCGAGCGCTTCGCCGGTCTGCCGAATCTATGGTTCATGCTGGCGATAGGTCGCTGGATCAACTGGCCGGATACGCTTCAAGAAATCATCGCCGGACTGCCCAGCGATCCACAATTCGTGCTGCCACGCCTTTGCGAAATTTTAGCGATGCGCCAGGCGCGCGGCGAGAAGGTCTTTACCGGCGCCTATACGATCAACGCTCCGGCGACGAAGGGGGCGTCGAAGATCGATTATGTGGTCAAAACCGTCTTGGGCGAGCCGTGGCGCGACCGGCTGCGGATCGGGGCGATGCTCGATGGCTCGGTCCGCGCGGCGACGCTGCGCGACACGCACATAGCTCTGTCGAAGTATCAGGGCTGGGGCGCATTCATGGCGTATCAGGTCGTGGTGGACATGCGCTTCACCGCATTGTTGCGCGGCGCCGACGATGTGGAAACCTGGGCAGCGGCAGGACCAGGCACGGTGCGCGGCCTCAACCGCATCGCCGGACGCGCCACCGACTTCGCGCTGCCCCAATGGCGGGCACTCGCCGAACTGCGCACGCTCTATGAGACCATCCGCCAGGAGACGGGCGTCGAGATGGATTTCTCCGACGTGCCGAACATCCTCTGCGAAACCGACAAGTATCTGCGCGTCCTGAACGGCGAGGGCGCGCCGCGGGCTTTGTATCGTCCGGCGAACAACGTGGGGACCTGATGGCTACCGTCGTGCCGCTCAACGCCGTGTCACCGACCGAGATCGAGCGGCTACGCTTCGAGGCTTGGGTGACGCGCGCATTGCGCCGCGAGGAGGCCATAGCGCTGCTCACGCGCTCGCGTGGCGGCGACTACGTGTTGGCGACAGCGCGCGCCGGATGGGCTGCATGGCAAGCGCGCGGGCTCTGTGACGCGGCAGATCGCGAGGGGCGATGAAACCGTTGAGCGCGGACAACATTCTGGATGCACTGATCGCCACATCCGACGACAAAATATGGGCGACGGAGTTAACACTGTTCTCCGGAAAGCGACGTATTGACTTCTGGACCCTTGAGCCTATCGGGTCCGCGCATTTTCGCGCGTGCGCCTACGAGATCAAGGTGAGCCGCTCGGATTTTTTGCGCGATGGCGACGATAAGCAGGCCGGCGCGCTGCAATGGTCAGATCGCTTCTGGTATGTGACGCCGCCAGGCCTCGTCCAACTTAGCGAGCTTCCGGACTATGCCGGGTTGCAGGAATGGGATGGCGAGAGATTTGCCGTCAAGCGGCGCGCACCGATGCGCCAGAAGGCTCCGCCGGATTGGGAGTTCATCGTCTCGCTCCTTCGCAATTCGGGTGACTGTCGGCGCGATGTGGGTCTGCTCAAGGCGCAGCTCTCCTATTTTCAATTTGAGGCGGAGCGCAGCCGCGAGCGCACGCGGCTTCGGAACAAAGCGTTCATGGACCGCTTCGCGCGTCGAATGGGAACGACCCCAGTGAACGGGGGGCCATGAGCGATCACGGCGATCCGTTCGACGAAGAAGACCTTACGCCTGTCGCCGCGCCCAAGGGCTCGAAGCGAAAGGCGGAGCGGGGTGCGTTTGCGCCCGGCGACGCCGATGAGGGCGACGATGTCGACCGTGTTCTGTCCTACGCGCCGCTCAATGATTTCGGCAACGCCAAGCGGCTGCAGACGCGCTTCGGCGAGGACTTGATGCATGTCGAGAAGGTCGGCTGGTTCACTTGGGACGGCGCGCGCTGGGATGTGGAGAGCGGCGAGGCGCACGCGATCAAACGCGGCCACCAGGTGAGCCAGCAGATCATCGCCGAGGCGAAGGCGCTCCAAGCGAAGCCCGGCAAGGTGTCGCCGGAGCGCATCGACCGTCTCTATGCGTGGTCGGTGCAGACGGGAAATACCTCGCGCGTGAGCGCGATGCTGGCGGCGTCAAAGCCCTATCTCGCCGAGCGCGTCGAGGCGCTCGACGCAGACACCTATCTGCTCGCCGCGCCCAACGGCACCATCGAGCTTTCGACGCATTGCGAGCTGCGCGAAAGCCGGCGCGCCGACCGCATCACGCGCGTGCTGGGCGTGAAGTACAACACGGCTGCGCAATGCCCGCGCTTCGAGGCGTTCCTCGAACAGATCATGCCGGACGAAGAGATGCGCGCGTTCCTCCAGCGCATCCTCGGCTATTGTCTGACCGGCTCGATGCGCGAGCAGGTGTTCTTCATTTTCTACGGCACGGGCAGCAACGGCAAATCGACGCTGATGAACATCATCCGGTTCATCATGGCGAGCTATGCGATGAACTCGCCCATTGCCACGTTCCTGGCCAAGCGCGAAGGCTCTGGCGGCGCCGAGGCCTCGCCGGACCTGGCGCGCCTGCCGGGTGCGCGCATGGTGAGCGCGGCCGAGCCGCCCGAAGGCGCGCGTCTCGACGAGGCGAAGGTCAAGGATATGTCGGGCGGCGAGACGATGACCGTGCGCCACCTCAACCAGGGCTTCTTCGATTTCCGGCCGGTGTTCAAGGCGGTCATCTCGACCAACCACAAGCCGGTGATCCGCGGCACCGATCGCGGCATCTGGCGGCGCATCCGGCTCGTGCCGTTCACAGTGTCGATCCCGGACGACAAGATCGACCGCAACCTCGAAGCCAAGCTGCTCGAAGAAGCCGAGGGCATCCTGCAATGGATGCTCGACGGCTGCGAGGAATGGTTCGCCACGGGATTGCGCCCGCCAGAAGCGGCCATCGCCGCCGTCGAAGCCTATCGTGCCGACGAGGATCCCGTGGGCGAGTTCCTGAAGGCGCGCTGCGAGGTGAGCGCGCACGCGATCAATCCCTCGACGGCGCGGCCGTTCGAGACGAGCGCGAAGCGGCTGCGCGAGGTCTATACCGAGTGGTGCAAGGACGAAGGCCTCGATCCGCTGACCGGGCGCACCTTCGGCACCAAGCTCACCGGGCGCGGCATAGAGCGCCGCAAGACGGGCGGCAACACGGTGTATGTGGGCGTGCATGTGGTCGGTGACCCGACATGATGACGCAGCGCTTCAAAGCCGGGACGATATTGGGGAGGGATGGGGACGAAGGGATGATTGCGACTTGCCAAAGGCGCGGCGGCGGGTTTTCGGCTTGTGTGTCGGCGCGCGCCCACATACTAGGTCGTTTTCTCGTTTGTCCCTTCGTCCCCATTCCTCCCCATTGGGCAAGCGAGGGAAAATGACGGTGGTGAAAACGGTTAGCGGTTCGGGGAGGGATGGAGCCGATCCCATAGCTTTGCGTGAGCGCGCGCGCCCACATGCGAGATTATCAGATACATCCCTTACTCCCTTAGAGATTGATAGCCGACAGGCTGTAACTGTGGAGTGGCTGTTGAACTGGGCGTATGCGCGCGAGAAGGTTCACTTGGCGCGGATGCAAGGCATGGGCGCGGCGGCTGGCTTTGGACCGCGCGGCTATCCGGGCGCGGCGAACTCCGAACGCATCGGCGCGGCCGTTGGATCGAGCATGAACCTTGGCTTTGAAGCGCCAGCCGATGCCTATGCCGTGATGCGCGCCGTGCTGTTGACCGGACGCATGGCGGGCGTGGTGCGCGAGTATGCCATCATAGGCGCGCGGCCAGATTGGACGCCGTATCCGTCGATCACCGTCGAACGCGGCCCAACCGGCCACGCGTTGCACCTCGACAAGAAGCGCAAGCGCCACATCTGCCCGTTTCGGCTGTTCTACTATCGCGGGGATTTGCCGGAGATCGTGGCCGAGCGGCGACAGGCCTATGAACGCTGGGCGCGTGCGATCAGCGATGTGCATGCCAGCTTGAGCGAGCCGGGCATGTTGGGCACGCACACGCTCGCCGACGCGTTGCCGCCGCCGGAGCCGTGGCTCGCGGGGGCTTGACGGACTTCGCCGAATCGTTGACAAGGGGTGCGGATGTTGAAATGCGCCCGGCGGCCCGAAACGGCTTGCCGGGCGCAACGCTTTCGGGCGCATCGACACCGACATATCTCCGGGAAACAGGCCACTTGATCGCGCACGCGTCGCGCGGCTGCGCTCGCTATGCACGCGGCGCATGGCCCGCACCCCAACGCGTGGGTCCTTCCTGCGGCCAGATCGAATACGGGCAAACTGCGCGTTTCGACTTTGTAGTGGAGCTTTTGGAAAGTGATGCAACAGGTTGCACCTGATGATGCAGCACGCTGCAACACTTCGGGCCGCGTAAAGCCCGCAGAAGCGGCGCGATTGCTTGGCATCAATCGCAGTTCGCTCTCGCGCTATCTGCAACAGTACGAAGGGCTGCTCGACGCCGAAGGCACCGTCGATGTGGCCCAACTGAAGCAACATCGCGCCGACAACCCGCGCATCGCCGATGCCTCCGCATCGTCTTCGGAAGCGAAGCCTGCAAAGGCGGACCATCCGACGCGCCGCGGCGGCAAGCATCGGCTCGAAGAGATCAAGACCTGGGAGGCGGAGCGCGATTGGGCGGTCTCGATCAACCAGCTCGTCGATCCGACGAAGCAGCTTGATGCCGTGGTCGAAGCCGCATCGGCCTTGCGGGACCGGATGATGGGACCGGAGCCGGTGTTTTGCGAGCGCCTAGCAGAAGAACGCGACCCGCGGACCATCCAGTCGATCTTGCGCGAGGCAAACCGCGCCCAACTCGAGGACTTCATCGCAACGCTGAAGAAAGCGATCGCGACAGGGCAGGCTCCGCAGGACGATGCAGCACCTTGAACGGGCGGTCGATCTTCGCGCGCCGCATTTCGCGCAGCTCGGCAATGCCAAGGTGCAGATCTTCGATGCGCTGACCATCGGCTTCACGGTGCCGCCCGACATTTCGGTGGCTCAGTGGGCCGAAGACACGCGCGAAGTGAGCGCGGAATCGGGTTCGCCCAGGCCGGGCAAGTGGCACAACGCGGAGACGCCTTACGGCATCGAGCCGATGGAGTGCCTCTCGATCAATCATCCCGCGACCGATGTCACGCTGATGTGCGCGGCGCAGATGATTAAGAGCGAGATCGGCGTCAACTGGATCGGCGCCTCCATCGACAAGGCGCCGGCGCCGTTCCTCGTGGTGCTGCCCTCGATCGACGAGGCGCAGAAGTTCAATCGCATCAAGTTTCAGCCGACGCTCGACGCGACGCCGGCGCTGAAACACAAGGTCCGGGAGGTCAAGAGCCGCGACGAGACGGGCTCGACGGCGAGCAACAAACGCTTTCGCGGCGGCTTCGTGCAGATCACGCATGCCGGTTCGTCCAAAGGCCTGCAGGCGATCACGGTCAAGCACATCTGGGGCGACGAGATCAGCGAGTTTCCGCTCGACGCGGGCGGTCGCGGCGATCCCATCGAGCAGATGCGCCAGCGCAATTCGACCTACATGGTGCGCGGCGGCAAGTGCCTGTGGACCTCGACGCCCAAGCTCAAGGGCTCGTGCCGCATCTCGCAGTTCTACGACGCGTCCGATCAGCGCCGCTGGTACTGGCCGTGTCCGGAATGCCTCGACTATTTCGTGTTCCGCCTCGCGAACCTGAAGAACGACAATGTCCGCGCGCCGTTCGGCTCCTATCTCGCGGCGCCGTGTTGCGGTTGCGCACTGCCGCATTGGCAGAAGCAGGCGATGAACGCGGGCGGCGTCTGGCTCAAGACGTTTCCGAGCGACGGCGAGCATGATCGCGCGCCTGGCGACATCGTGCCGAAGGTCGAGATGGACCTTTTCCGCGAGCGCAAGACGTTCGGGCGTCAACCGGGGTTTCATCTCTGGCGCGGCCAGAGCACGTTCCACGATTGGGAGATGATCGTTCGCGACTATCTCGGCGCGAAGGACAACCCGGAGAAGCTCAAGACCTTCACCCAGCAAGTGGAGGCCGAGGCCTACGAGGAAACCGGCGAGGCGCCGGATCACCTGAAGCTCTATGCCCGGCGCGAGGAACGCGAGAAGGGGCCGACGCTTCCCGATGGCGTGCTCGCCGTCACCGGCTTCTGCGACGTGCAGCAAAGTCCGGCGCGCCTCGAATGGGGCACCTATGGCTGGGGCGACAAGATGTCGTGCTGGCTGCTCGACTACGGCGTCATCGAGGGCAACGCCTTCGACGACGCACCCTGGCACGCGCTGGCCGAGATCATCGCGCGGCCTTACGAGGACCAATGGGGCCGGGTGTGGCCCATCGAGGCCTTTGGCGTGGATTCTGGTTACGCCAGCCATGCCGTCTACAATTTCTGCCGCCGCCGCCCCAACGTCTACGCGACGGACGGGCGCGACGGCGCCACGCGACCCTTCATCGGCACGCCGAAGAAGCAGGACGTGAACTGGCGCGGCAAGGTGATCAAGCGCGGCGTGTTGCTCTGGCCGCTCGGCACGCATCCGCTCAAGAGCGCGCTCTACGCGAGCCTGCAGAAGACGATCGTCGGGCCGGACGAGCAGACCGGGCTATGGCCTGCCGCCTGCACGCGCTTCCCGCGCAATTGCGACGAGGCGTTCTTCTCGCAGATCACGGCGGAGTATCTCGACGCCAGCGAAACACGCGACGGCCTCGTGCGCCGGATGTGGAAGAAGCGCCACGGTCAGGCGAACGAGCAACTCGACATCTGGGTCGGCGCGCGCGCGATGGCGTCGCATCTCGGCCTCGACCGCTACACGCCGGCCAAATGGGCGGCGCGCACGGCGATGCACGCGGCACCGGACGCTGGCGGCGCGGACGACCTTATGGCGCATGCCGCGCGCATCGAAGGGGCGACACCCGCTGGTGCTGCGCCCGCAAACACAACAGCGCGGCCAGGCGCGCGTCCCGCAGCGCGGCGCGTGATCAAGTCGCGCTTCATGGAATGAACGCATTTGCCGCCGTCGCGGCATCCGATGTCGTCGCGGCTCCCCGCGGCGGCTGCCAACTCGGCCTCGCGGTTCGCGCCGCGAGGCCGCTTTTTTGGAGACGCCCGTGGCCTATACGCAAGCCGACCTCGACGCGATCAATAGGGTTCTCGCGACCGGCGCGAACCGTGTCGAGCTGCCGAGCGTCGGCCTGGTCGGTTATCGGCCCGTGGACGAAATCCTGAAAATCAAGGCCTTGATCGAGGCCGACGTGAACGCCGGAACGGGCAAGAAAACCGTCCGTCGCGTGAAGGTCTTTGCAATCAAAGACCTCTGAAGCCAACCACAAAACGGAGACTGTCATGCACGATGCAAAAGGCCGCGAACTCAAGGCCGGTGATACCGTCCTGATCCCGGCAACGATTACCAGCGTGAGCCTGGGCGAGGACTACTGCAACGTCTCGGCGAAGAGCATCTATGGGCGCCGCCCGGACGGCGCGAACGAGACGTTCAACGCCATCAACACCGGCGTGATGCTCCGCGCCAATGCCGGCGACGAGAACCCGGCGACTTTCGACAACGCCTAGCAGCCATGAGTCATCGCCCCTGCACGCACCAATGTCCGGTGTGTTCATCCTCGGATGTGAGTGCGGCAGGGGACGATGATGCGGTCGCCATGTGCCGCCAGTGCGGACACGAGGCGACCGTCAAGGACTTCGCCGGCGCGCAGATCGACCCGCGCTTGGCGAGCCACGGCGGACAAAAGCCGTCACGGACGGATCGCGATTTCCGCGACCACGATTGGGACAATTTCGATCCGCGCGCGGATCAGAACCGGGCAATCTGACATGGCAAAGCCTCGCTATCGCATCGCCGCGCACGCGGACGGCCGCATCGTCCAAGTGAGCCAAATCTCCGGCCCCAATTTCGCTGCCAGCACGGGTGGCCTCTCGGCGGGCAGTGGCTACGAAGGCGCGCAGGCGCGCCGCCGTCTGTTCGGATTTCGCCCGACGCAGGCTGGTCCCACCAGCGTGCTGCTGTTTTCGGGTCCGATGCTGCGCGCCCGCGCGCGCCATCTCGTGCGCAACGTGCCCATCGCGCGCAAAGGCCAGCGCGTCTTCGCCACCGGCTTGGTCGGTACGGGCATTCGCCCCATCCCGACGCCGAAGAACGAGGCGCTCAAGGCGCTGATCGCGGAATTGTGGGACGACATCGTCGAGGAAAGTGATGCGGACGGACTGTGCGACCTCTATGGCCTGATGGAGTTGGGCGCCAACGCGATCTTCGAGGCCGGCGAGTTCTTTGTGCGATTGCGTCCGCGCCTGGCGCGCGATCGCCTTGCGGTGCCGGTACAAATCCAGCTCCTCGAATCCGAGATGTGCCCTTATGAGTTGAACATGATCGCCGCGAACGGCAATGCCGTGCGCGCGGGCATCGAGTTCAACCCCATCGGCCAGCGCGTCGCCTACTATTTCTGGAAAGTGCATCCCGGCGAAACCGCAGTGCCGAACCTGCAGGTCGGCTGGACGCGCGTGCCCGCGAGCGAAGTGGTGCATGTGTTCAAGCCGCTCCGGCCGGGCCAGATCAGGGGCGTTTCCTGGCTCGCGACTTCCATCGTGCTCGCCTATATCCGCGACCAATACAAGGACGCGGAATTGCAGCGCAAATTGACGGCGGCGTTGTATGCCGGGTTCATCTACCGCCTTAGCAACGCTTCCGACGATGCGCCGCTCGGCGAACAGGATCAGCCAGGGCTCGGCGTCCGCGACACGAGTTCGGATGCCGAGCAGGAAGTCACCGCGGGCCTTTCGCCCGGCACGTTGCAGTATCTCGAGGACGGCGAGCAGATCACGTTCTCGACCCCGGCCGATGTCGGCCCGAACTTCGAGGCCTTCGAGTACCGCTGCCTGCTCGATCTGACTGCGGGCATGGATTTGCCTTACGCCACGGTAACGGGCGACTACTCGAAGGCAAACTATTCGAGCCTGCGCGAGAGCCGGATCGACATGCGTGCGGCGCTCAAGCAGCTCCAGCGCACCTTCATCTTTCAGTTCTGCAAGCCCGTCTATCGGCGCTATGTCGCCGAGGCCGTGCTCGCGGGCGCACTGCCAATCCGCGCCGCGCAATTCAATGCGCGGCCCCGCGACTTCGTGCGCGCGACCTGGATTCCTCCGAAGCAGGAGTGGGTCGATCCGCTCAAGGATACCGCGGCCGAGGAAAAGGCGATGCGCGACGGCACCGAGAGCCGCGAGGCTGTCGTTCTCTCGCGCGGCTCGACGCTGGCCGAGATGGACGCGGCAATCGCGCGCTCGAATGCCAGCGCCGATGCCTATGGCTTAGTACTCGATTCCGACGCGCGCCGCACCAACGCGCGCGGCTCGGCGCCGCCTCCAGACGTGGGCGCACCGGCAGAAACAGAAAAGCCGCCGAATGATGAGACCGTTGTCGGCGAGGACTTGGATGAGGAGGCAGCCTAAATGATCGAAGACACCACCGAAGAAGTTGCGCCGGAAGCCGATCCCGTCGAGACGAACGACGCGCCACCGCCCCCCGAAAACAGCGAGACTGGCGCTTCGCCGGCACCGCCGTCCGTCGACCCGCCTGATGGCAACCCTGCGCAGGCCGCGAGCGCACGTTCGGCGCGCGTCGCGCGCACCGATCTGCCGCATGTGATGGGCCGCATCTTCGACACGCCGCTCTTGATCGCCGCGCCGAAGATCGACGCCATCCTGACGGGCATCGGCCCCAGGCTCGGAATGTTGTCGGGCGTGCATATCGGCGCGGCACTGTCCGATGAGGAAGCTGCGCGCCTGCGCGCGTCGCCTCCCGGCAATCTTGCGTTGTTGCCGGGCGCCGATGACAACGACGGAGACGATGGCGTTCCCTATTGCGTGACGGCCGATGGCATCGCGTTGATCGCGGCCGAAGGCACCCTCGTCTACAAGGCCGGGTGGCTCGACGCAATGTCGGGCATGACCGCCTATTCCGACGTTGTCGCGGCAGTGCAGCGCGCCGCCGCAGATCCTGCCGTCAAGGCGACCCTCCTCATGGTCGGCTCCTGGGGTGGCGAGTGCAACGGCGCCTTCGACGCCGCCGATGCCATCTATGCGGCGCGCGCCGCGAAGCCGATCTACGGTGTCGCGGCGGATAACGCCACCAGCGCCGGCTACGCATTGCTCTCGGCGGCGCAGCGCATCTTTGTGAGCCGCACCAGCATGACGGGTTCGGTCGGCGTCGTCTGCCTCCATGTCGATCAGTCCGCAGCCGATAAGGCCGAAGGGCTGCGGTACACCTATGTTTACTCCGGTTCGAACAAGGTCGATGCCAACCCGCACGCGCCGCTCACGGAAGACGCGCGCGCATGGTTGCAAGCCGATTGCGACAGGCTGCGCGGCATCTTTGCGGTCATCGTGGCGCGCAATCGCGGCCTCTCCGCCGATGCGGTGCTGGCAACTCAGGCGCGGATCATGACCTGCGACGAGGCGATCGCGGCAAACTTCGCCGACCAGATGGGCACGCCGCTCGACGCTCTCGCCGCATTGCGCGCCACCATTTCGCCCAAGCCTGTCGCGTTCGCAACAGCCGTGCCCGTGACGGCGGCAGAGGCAGCAGCGGCGGCGACCCACGCGGTGGCGGCGATCAGCGCCGGGAATGTCATCGACCTGGAAAGTGTGCGCGCGCTCGCGCAAGGCGATGCCGTGGCGCTTCACGTCGAGATCGTGGAACTCTGCCGCCTCGCCGAAGTACCCGATCTTGCCTCTGATTTCATCCGCACAGGCGCGAGCCTCGCCCATGTGCGGGAGGCGCTGCAGGCTCGCCGGGTGCAGGCCAGCGCCGCCCGGCCAGTGAGCGGGCACATTCTGCCCGAAGCTGGTGATGGAACTTCCTCCCAAACGGCACAGGCCGGTTGGGAGGCCGCGATCCGCGCCGCGCGCGGTGGAAAACTCAAAGGAGAATAGGAACCCCCCATGACTACTCTCACCGAAGACCCCCATGCCGGCGGCCATCTCGTCTCGGAAGGCCCCGGAAACTTCTGCCGCGAGCAGATCACGGTCGCATCCGGCGCCGACCTCGTTGCGGGCCGCGTGTTGGGCCGCATCACCATCGGCGCGCAGACCGTTCACGCCGCCGTGGCCTTTGCGGGCAACACCGGCAACGGCACGCTGGGTTCGCTCACGGGCGATGCCGGCGCGTTGGCGGGCGACTGGAAAGTCGTGATCGTCGAGAAGGCGACCAACGCGGGCGCTTTCGAGGTACTCAAGCCGAACGGCACGCTCGATGGCACCGGCAATGTGGGCGTTGCCTACAACGGCGGCATCAACTTCCCGCTGGCGGATGGCGCGATCGATTTCGTGGCCGGCGATGGCTTCACCATTTCGGTCACCTACGCGACCGGATCGCTCAAGTATGTCGGGCACGATGCGACCGCGACCGATGGCTCGCAGAACGCGTGCGCCTTGCTTTACGGCCCCGCCTTCGCCGCCACTGCCGATGTCCAGGCGACGGCCCATGTGCGTGGCCCCGTCGAGTACAACGCCTCGGAAGTGACCTGGAAGACCGGCATCTCCGACAACGACAAGAACGCGGGCATCGCCGCGCTCGCCGCGCTCGGCCTCGTCGGCCGCTAGCCGCCTCTCGCTTCCCTCAACGCGCTCCCCGGCGCACTCGACCTCAAAACCAGCGCCGGCGCGTTCCGGCCAACGGAGAAACTCATGGTTGCCATCAACGTCTTCGAAGACGACGCCTTCTCGTTCACCCAGCTCGTCGGTGCGATCGACAAGGTGCCGTACAATCCCACCTTCATGCAGAGCCTCAATCTCTGCGTTCCCCGGCCTGTCACGACGACTTCGGTCTATGTCGAGGAACGCAATGGCACGCTCGGTCTGGTGCAGACCACGCCGCGCGGCTCGCCGCCCCCGGAGCGCACGACCGAAAAGCGCGCCGTGCGTCCGTTCAAGACGGTGCGCATCGCCAAGAAGGACCGGCTGATGGCGGACGAAATCGCTGGCATCCGCGCTTTCGGCAGCGAGAGCGATGTGCAGGCGATGCAGAAGGAGCTGATGCGCCGTCTGTCTGGTCCGGCAGGTCTGCAGTCCGAGATCGAGATGACCTGGGAGCACATGCTGCACGGCATGGTGCAGGGCATCGTACTCGATGCGGACGGCAGCGTCATCTACAACTACTACGACGAGTTCGGCATCTCGCAGCCCGACGTGATCTATTTCGACCTTACGGGCGCGAACGCGGCCTCGACCGCCGTCAACGGCGCCACCGTGCTCAAGGCCTTCATCCGCGAGAATGTCGTTCGCCCCATGATCCGGGCCTCGAAGGGTATGATCACCACGCAGTCCAAGATCATGGCGCTGTGCGGAAACACGTTCTTCGACAAGCTCACCTCGCACGGCGACGTGGCACGCGCCTACGGCAACTACCAACAAGTCAAGCCGGACGACAGTTCGGGCGCGTTCGAGGTGTTCTATTGGGGCGGCGTGTATTGGGTCGATTACCGCGGCACCGACGACAATTCGACCATCGCCATCGACCCGGACGAGGTCAAGTTCTTCCCGGCCAACGCGCCCGGCATTTTCATCAATGCGTGGTCGCCTGGCGAAGGCTTCGACGTGGTCAATACGCCCGGCATCCCGCTCCTGCCGCGCATCGTGGTGGACCCGTCCACGCTGCAGGAATGGGTGGACGCGCACTTGCGGTCTTATCCGCTGCATATCTGCTCGCGTCCGGAAGTTCTGCTGCGCGGCAGCCGCCTCGTGCATCCCTAAGCGGCGCGCTAGACATCGACCGAAAGGCCGCGGCGGTTCATCGCCGCGGCCTTTCGCGTTCCATCCCGAACAGAGGCAACCATGGCTAAGAAAACTCTCGAACTCGATCTTCAATCGGTCGAAGATCAAATTCTGCTCGCCGCGCTTTCGCGCATTGCGGGCGTGCTCAAGCCCTACCCGAAGGATGTTCCCGCGCCCAAGGTCGCGGAAGCGGTAGCGAACCTGCGCCAGCGCAATCTCGTCCATGGCGGTGAGCGTGCCCCCAATCTCACGCGCGCCGGCGTCGAAGCCGCACGGACCCTCGCTGGCAGATGAGCGCCTTCGGCGTGATGCTCGCTACACTATTCAGCGATCCGAACCTCGGCATGGACATCGTCTATTGCCCGGCTGCGGGCGGCGCGATTGCCTGCCGCGGCGCCTATGCGCAGCCGGACATCGAGACGCAAATCCAGAGCGCACAAATCCGCGACCGCAAGCGCGTGCTGCTCGTCCGCGCTTGCGATATCGCGCAGCCCGCCGACAACGATACGGTCCAGGTGCCTGCCGGTAGTGCGCCGTTCCGGCTGCTCAACTTCAACGCCAACGATCCGATGCGCCTGACCTGGCGTCTAGAGCTTGCGCCGCAATGACCACCCAGACGCGCATTGGCGCGCTTGCCGCGCTCGAAATCGCGATCAGCGCCGCGACGGCGGTGGCGAGCATTGGCTTTCACCGCGACCCGGAGAAATCGGTCGATGCAACGCATGACGGCGTCGTGATCATGCGTGACGGCGATCCGGGAAGTCCGGAATACATCCTCTCGCCCATGAGCTATTCGTGGGAGCATCAAGCCTCGTTTGAGATCACGGCGAGTGGGAAAGAGCGCGAAGCGGCTGTCGAGGCCGTGATCGCGCTGTTCGAGCCCGCGCTGGCGGCGGATCGCACGCTCGGCGGCGCCGTGGACGATGCGCGCATCGTGCTGGCACCGGAAATCCACGAGTACCCCGTAGACGGCGCGGAGACCGAGCGGACAGCGATGCTCTCGGTGCAGCTTTCCTACACGACGGCGACGGGCGCGGGTTAGCGTGCCAGCGCGCTTCACGCTTCAGGTGCCGAAGTTCTCTTCGGTGTTGGGGACCGATGACGTCGCCACGGCCGTGACGGCGACGGCCGAAGAGGTCACCACCGGCCTCAAGACGGAATTGCGGGCGCAAGTCGAAGGCGCAGGCCTAGGCACGCGGCTCGCCAACACATGGCAAGGACGGCGCTATCCCGTCGCCTCGGCCAGCGCCAATGCCGCCGCCTTCGTATGGTCAAAGGCGCCGGAGATCATCGACGCATTCGACCGCGCGCCGACCATCGTGCCCATCAACGGGCGCCGCTATCTGGCGATCCCGACCGCCAATGTGCCGCACGGTGCGGCGGGGCCGGGTGTGCGCGGCGGCAGTCACCGGATGTCGCCTGCCGAGGTTGAGACCTATTTCAACCAAGACCTCAAATTCGCGCGTGCCGGAAACGGCAGGCTGATCGCCTATGTCGATGTAATCGGCACGGCGGCGTCCAGCTTCAAGCGCGCGACGGGCAAGCAGCTCGTGCGTCTCTACGCCAAGGGCAAGTCGGCGCAACGCGCTGCCCAGGTCGTGATGTTCATTCTGACGCCCACGGCGCGCATGCCGAAACGTCTCAACGTAGACGATGCCGCCCAGCATTGGGCGGACCAGGTCGAGCCGATCCTTGAAACGCACATCGGCGACAACGCGTAGCGCCACGCCGGCGCAACTCTCGTTCAACCAAGGAGAACTCACATGGCTCGCGCACGCGGCGCCAACGCCGTCATGGCTTTGGCTTTTGAAACCAGTTACGGCGTCCCGCCCTTTTCGGGCTTCTTCACGGTGCCCTTCGTGTCCTCCCAACTGGGCGAGGAACAGGGCCTGATCGCGAGCGATCTGCTCGGGCAGGGCCGCGATCCCGCCGATCCGTCGCCGGATGTGATCAACGACACGGGCGATGTGGTCATCCCGGTCGATGCCCGCAATATCGGGCACTGGCTCAAAGCCCTCTGCGGCGCGCCGACGACGACGCAGGGCGTGGCGGCGACCGGGAGCTTCGCGTTTTCCGCGCAGCCCACGAACAACGGCACGATCACGGTCGGGACCTCGGCCTGGACCTTCGTCACCGGCACGCCGACAGGCGACGAGAGCCAGATCGGCGCAACGCTTCTCGACACGCTCATCGCGGCTGTCGAGGGCCTCAATGCCAGCGCGACCTCTGATTTCGCGGCGTGCAAGTTCGAGCTTGCGCTCGACGGCAAGACCGTCAACGTCACCTATGGCACCGTCGGAACGGCCGGAAACAGCGTGGCGCTGGCGGCCTCGTCCTCGCCGGCGTCGCACGCGACCGCATCTGGAGCGGACCTCGCCGGTGGGTCGGCCAGCGGCCCTTACAACCATGTCTTCGCCTCCGGCGCCGAAGCGCTGCCCAGCCTTTCGGTCGAGCAGGGCTACAGCGACGTGCCGAACTACGCGATGAACTACGGCATCGTCGCCAACAAGCTCACAATCAACCTGGCGCGGTCGGGCAATCTCAGCGCGACGCTGAGCTGCATCGCGCAGGGCGAATCGCCCAACACGCCTACGAGCGCCGCGGGCACGCCGACGGCCTATGCGGTCCTGCGCTTCGCGCAATTCTCGGGCTCGGTGACGCGGGCCGGCGTCCAGCTCGGAGACCTCGTGTCGGGCAACTTCTCCTTCGACAATGGCTACGACACGGTCGACATCATCCGCAAGGATGGCCGCATCGGTGGCGCAGATCCCGGTGAGGCCGCCTATACCGGCCAGTCGGTGCTGCGCTTCAAGGACACGGTGCTGCGCGACCTTGCGTCCAACGGCATCCCTGTCGATGACCTGACCTACAAGTGGACGAATGGCGCGTTCAGCCTGGCCTTCGCCTACCACCGCGTCTTCCTGCCCAAGTCGAAATTCCCGATCACAGGGCCGGGCGCGATCCAGGCGACCTACAATTGGCAGGGAGCGAAGGACACCAACGTGGGTCGCGCCTGCACAATCACGCTCGTCAACGACGTCGCCAGCTACGCCTGACGGGCGATCATCGAAACATCATCACGGAGACTGTCATGCTCAAACTCGACACCGGGGCCGCGCCGTTCTGGCTCGAAATCCTCCCCGCGCATTCATTCATGGACGGGGGGAATCTCGTCGAAATTCCGGCGCAGCGCACGCGATTCCGGCCCATCGACACGCCGATGGTGCTGGCGGCGCGCATGCGCGCCTCCGAAGCGGCCGTAGCCCACCCGCAAACCGCGAAGGCCGCGAGCAGCGCCGCATTTACCGGCATCATCGCCGAGCTCGGCATCGTCGAATGGGAGGGCGTCGGCGACAAGGACGGCAACCCGGTCGAGCCGACGCCAGAGAACATCGCGTCCTATCTGAAGAACTGGCGCGTTTTCGACGAGATCGACCGAAAATACGTCATGCCGGCGCTGTCGAGGCACGACGAAAAAAACGCATCCGCGCCCTCGCAGAATGGCACTTCGGGGGCGAAAACGCGGGCAAAGGCTATTGCCAATTCTGCCCGCAAACGTGCGAAGCGTGCCCGTACGAAGTGAACAGACTGGCGACGCCGGAAGGCATCGCCGTGTGGGAGGTGTTCCGATGCGCCCACAGTCAAATGCGCATCGCTATCACCTCGGCGACGCTTCCAACCGGAGGCACCAAGCTTATCCGCATCGCCACCGGCCTCGACTTCACTGCCGTCATCATGCTGGCCCAAGCCATGAATTGCGCGGGTCAACTCTTTCTCGACCTCTTGCCGGAGGTCGAGGCTCTTGTCGTGCGCGACTTCAACGAAATCTGCGGCTGAAACGCCGTCGAAAGACCAACACATGACCGCTCGCCAGATTGCCATCCGCATCGGCCTGGAAGGACAAGCCGATGTCCAGCGTGGAATGCAGGATATCGGCGGCACGGGCGATGCCGTATTCGGGGATCTCGGCAAGTCCATCGACCAGGCGACTTCGGCCATTCAGCGCCAGGAGGCCGCAGAGCGCCAACTCACCGAAGCCCAAAAGAACGCGCAGACGCAGCAGGCGAACCAGACATCGTTTAGCCGGTTCATGGGCGTCAACGACAATATGGCCAGCTCCGCGCGCGATGCCAGCAAAGTCTTCGAGGCCGAGTTCGATCGCGTGGCCGCGGTCGCGCAAATGAAGGCCGAGCAGATTGGTCAATCGTTCCAAAGCACCCTTACCGCTGCGTTCGGAATTGGCGCTGGCGCCAAGTCGGCACAGGACTCCGCGTCGGCTTTCGAAGCGGAATTCGATCAGGCGGCAGCCATCGCACAGATGAAGGCGGAGCAGGTCGGGCAGAATTTTCAGAATACGCTCAACGCCGCATTTGGCGTCGGGGTAGGCGCCAAGTCGGCGAAGGATTCTGCGGCGGTCTTTAGTGACGCGGATGCCGCGCAGACAGCCATGCAGCAACGCGCGGCGGCGTTGCGCGAGCAGATCGATCCGCTTAGTGCCTCCCAAGTCCGCCTCAACGCCGCCCTATCGGATGCCGATGAGCTTTATGACAAGGGCGCTCTCGGCCAGGCAGAGTACACAGCAGCCGTCTACCTGGCGCACAAGAGCTTTGACGACACCAAGGCCTCGCTAGCTGCTCTTTCAGAGGGCGAAGCGATCAGCGTGACGAAGGCGCGTGAACTCGGCGAAGGCTTCTTGCATCTGGCGGAAAACGCCGCGTCGGGGGGGCTGTCGCTCCGCCAGTTGAGCATGGCGGCTGGGGACTTCATGCGCGCGTCCGAAGGTCAGGGTATTGGTGCGCTAGTTGGCAGCATCGTTGCCAATCCCCTCGTCGACATCATCGCCGGCGTCGTGGCAACCGGCGTAGCCGTGGTTCTCGCCTTCAACCGCGCGGAGGATGCCGAGCACGCCCTGGAGCAGGCGACCACGGGCGCGGGACGCGCAGTGGGCGCGACGCGCGATCAGATCGAGTCTTTCGCGGAAAGCGCGGCCAACGCGGACAACATCTCTGTCAACGCCGCGCGCGACATCGAGGTCGCCTTCGCCAAAACAGGCTCGGTCGGCGGCACGCAGCTCAAGGGCCTGATCGACCTGACGGTGCAATATGCCCACGCGACGGGGCAGAGCATGGACGAGGCGCAGAACGCGCTCGTGAAGGCGTTTGCCGACCCGGCCAAGGCGGGTGAGCAACTCCTGGCTGGGCTTGGGGCGCTCGACGACAAGACTGCGCAGTACATCCAGACGGCGATGGCGTCGAACGACACGGCGCGAGCGCAAGCCATCCTGATGGAAGCGCTGAAGAATTCGATCAAGGACGCCGAGGATCAGACCGGCTTTTGGACTGGCATCTGGGACTCGATCAAACAGCACGCCTCCGACGCGATCGAGGTGATGAGCCGAGGCCTTGAAGCAGTGCCCCTTGCCGCGCAGAAAACGGCGCTGCAAACAGAGCTCGCCCTGGCGCAAAAGGGCCAGGGCCTTGTGCAATACGATCCGGAAAGCCACTCCACGCGCCAGACGAGCATGCCGCGACCGATACCTGACATCCTTGCCGACCTGGGCCGCGTCAACGCCGCGATAGACCAGACGGACAAGAAGGCGAAGCAGACGGCCGCTGACGCCGCGGCGACCAAGCTGTCACTTGTGGCCGGACCCATCGTGCGCGCAGCAACGCCCGGCTTCGAGGATGAGCAGAGCCTCAACAAAAACAAAGCGGCGATGGATCAGCTCGCCGGGAACAGCCTGGCGCAGCAGAAGGCCGCTGTTACTGCGCGCGAAGTGGCGGGCGCGCAGGACGCCTATACCCACGCGATCAGCTCCTATCTCGACCCGGCCGCGAAAGCGCAAAAGCTTGACGAACTTCAGATCGCGGCGCTCAAAGCCAAGACGCCCGCCCAGAAGGAAGCCATCGCCGAGCAGCAGAAGGCGGTGGAACTATCCGGCAAGGTGGTCACCACGGCCGAGGCGAACCGCGAAATCCAAATGGCGGGGGCGAAGGCCTATGCCGAGGCGACCGCCAATATCGACAAGCAGGCGGTCGCCTATATCGCGCTGGCCGAGGCCTATCTGAAGGGCGCGGCCTCCGGGGAGGCCGCCGAGGCCGGCGCGAAGAAGCTCGGCGACGCGGCTGGAAAGGCGATGGACCAGGGCGCCAAGCAGGCCGCCCAGCTCGACTACGAGAACGAGGCCCGCAAGAAGCTCAACGACCAGGTCGCCGCAGGCACGATGACGAGCGAGCAGGCAAGCCGCGAGATGGAGACGCAGACCGCGATCGCGCCACTCCTGATCGCGCAGGCCTTCGCCGAGGGCGATGCGAAGAAAGAGCTCGCCAAGGTGATCGCGGCGCTCACGGCGGCGCGCGAGAAGGACAATACCGAGCAGACACGTACCAAGGCGCTAGCGCTGCGGACGCAGGGCGACCAGAACATCGATCTGCTCAAGCAGGAACTGGCGATCGCCAACGACAACGACGGCGCGCGTCAGGTCGAGACCGCCGCGCTCCAGGCCAAGCAGCAACTGCTGAACGACAACATCAAGGCGGAAAGCGACGAGGGCAAGCAGATCATCGCCAATGCCCAGCAGGCGGTGATCCTCAACCAGCAGCTCGACCTCGCCAAATCCAGCCGCGGCGAAGTCGAGGACGTGTTCGACAGCATGTCGAGCAAGTTCTCGAGCTTCATCGTGCAGGGCAAGTTCGGCTGGAAGGATTTCCAGAAGCTCGGCCTCGGCGTGCTGCAAGATTTCGAAGGCGATCTGCTCAAGCTCGGCGTGATCAACCCGCTGAAGAACATGACCTTCGGCACCAACCTGCCGACCGGAGATTCTGTCGGGGGCGCGTTGGGTTCGCTGTTCGGAGGCGGCACGCCGGGCGCCGGCGTTGCGATCCCCGGCGTCAAGCCGGACGGCAGCCTGGATGCACCCTTCTACGTCATCATGTCGCCGCTGTCGTCGTCGCTCGGCGGCCTGTTCGACTTCGGCGGTGATGGCGCGAACGACGACAGCGGGATACTGACGGACGTCGCCAGCCTGGTTTCGACCTTCCACGAAGGCGGCGTTGCGGGAAGCTTCTCCAATGTCCGCTATGTGCCGTCATCGGCGTTCCGCGGCGCGCCGCGCTACCACGGCGGTGGTCTGGCCGGCGATGAGGTTCCTGCGATCCTCAAGCGGGGCGAGCGCGTCCTTAATCTCGAAGAGACCAAGGCATCGTTCGACCGGCAGTCATCGGCGAGCTCGAAGGGTGCCAGGCAGCAGTCGGGGATGTATTTCGACCTTCGCGGGGCGGTGATGACCGAGGATCTTCTCGCCCAGATGAACGCCATGGCTTCGCGCGCCGAGCGCAACGCGACCGCGTCGGCGCTCAAGCAGGCGCGGCGCGTCAATGCGAACTGGCAACAGCAAGACTTTTACGAGCACGGCTGATGATCGAGACCTTCCAGAACACGCTGTTTCCATCCGTAGGGCTGCAATGGGCGCTCGCCGGCACGGTGGTGACTGGCGGCCAGCCGATTTCCGGACCGCCGCCCGCGCCGGACATTTCGGGCGGCGGCTGGTGGACGGCGCAGTGCGACATCAAGTTGCTGACCAGCACGGCCGAAATCCGGATGTGGCGGGCGCTCGCAGTCCGGCTCGGCTCCGGCGCCGTGCCCATCGTCGTGCCAGTGATCGATGTGGCCCAGCCGTGGCCGGCCGGGTTCACGGGCGCGGCGCTCGTGCCGCATAGCGACGGATCGCCGTTCTCGGACGGCTCGCTCTACGAGACCGGCATCATTTCGTACGCGGTCACGGGGGACGCGAGCCTGCGCGCGACGTCCATGCAAGTCACGCGAAGCATGGGGTCCGCGATCAAGGGTGGCGAGTTCTTCACGTTGACTGGGCCGACCTATGGCGACCGGCTCTATCTCATCGGCGCGGTGACCGACGTGGATGGTGACCTTTTCTCGATCAGCTTCCTGCCGCCGTTGCGCGAGGACTATGCCGACGGCACTTTCGCCGATTTCCAGAAGCCGCGCTGCACGATGAAGCTGTCCGCCTCGGCGCTCTCTTCGATCTGGCCCAAGATCGAGCGGCCCTATCGCGGCCAGCCCTCGATCACCTTCGAGGAAACCTTCTCGTGACCGGCTTGACGCAGGATCAGCTCCGCAGCGACCGCAATCCGCCCGCTTGGTTCTTCTTCATGCAGACGGACACGCCGGTTCGCATCTGGAGCGGCGTCGGGGATTTTCGCCTGCCGTCCGACAGCGTCGACACGGCGGGCGGCGTCTATCGGGGGCTCGGCATCTTCGTCCAGATCCCGTCGATCCGCGTGCCGTTGAACGGGGCGATGATCCGGCACGAATTTGCCCTCAGCGGCGTCACGGCAGAGGTGCTTCGGCTTGCGAATGCCGACCGCGCCACGGTGCGCGGCGCGGAGGTCTTTTGGGGCCTCACGATGCTCGGCCCCGACAAGCAGCCGATGGCTTCGGTCGCGTGGTTCTGGAACGGCGTTGCCGATACGCCCAAGGCGGCGCGCACAGGCTCGCAGCAACCCGTCACGCGCACCGTGTCGCTGTCGGTCGGCACAGGCGAGGTCGGGCGCAAGCAGAAGAACTTGTGGCGCTGGACGGGCATCGACCAGCGGCTGCGTTCGCCGACCGACGCATTCTGCGACCGGGTCGTTCTCTACAACTCGCAAACGACGGAACGGTGGCCGACATGACGCTCGCCCAATTCCTGTCGCGCGCCGCGGCAAAGCCTTTCGCGTTCGGATCGTTCGATTGCCTTCTGTTTCCGGCCGATTGCGTACGCGATCGCCTGGGCGTCGATCCTGCCGCGGAGTGGCGGGGCACGTACGATAGCGCGCTGGGCTGCGAGCGCATCCTGCGCCGCGAGGGCGGTGTCGTAGCGATCATGCACAAGGCGCTTGCTCCCCTCGGCGTGATGCGCACCCAGGCGCCGAAGCCTGGCGATGTGGGCGCGGTGCTGGTCGCGACCAAAGGCGGCAACCGCGTCGTCGGCGGCGTCAAGACGGCGCATGGCTGGGCGATGCTGGGCGCACGCGGGCTGCTCGTGCTCGCGACAGATTTCACTGCCGCGTGGGGCCTGTAGGCGATGCCGCAGGCGGTTGGGGCGGCCATCATCTGGGCTGTAAGCGAAGTCACGGGTACGGCGATCATAGTGAGCGCGACGGTCACCGAAATCATCGGGACCGTCGCGCTCACCGCCGCCAGCATCGGCCTCAGCGCGGCGCTGGCGCCATCGGTACCGGACCCGCAGGCGGGCAAGCAGCCTGTCAAGCAGCCGATACCCTATGCCAATGTCGGCTATGGTCGGGCGCGCATCGCCGGCGCATTCATGCTCGATGAAGTCACGGCAAATATTCTGGAGCGCGTGTTCGCGTTCCATCAGGGGCAGATCGACGGCTACGAGCAGTGGTATCTCAACGACGACAAGGTCCGGCTGTACGAGACCGGGGCCGTCATCCCGCTCAAGGATGGGTCCTATTCCTCCGACGACTGGAATTATGGGCGCATCTACGGCACCGATCCGCTGCTTCCCATCATCAATCTGCTTGGTTTGAATGCGGTCGATCCGACGACGGCGCCAGTCATCATCCAGACGCGCCTGGGGCTCGCCACGGAAACCGCCTACTCCGATCTGGCGACGGAGCTTCCGGCGGCCTGGTCGACATCCTGCCGCGGCGACGGCATCGCGAGCTATTGGATACGTGTCCGCAGCGGCGGTCTTAGCATCTATCCCAAGCAGTTTCCGAACGGCAAGCCTTCGCCGTCGGTCGCGGCGCGCCTATCGCTGGTCTACGATTGGCGCGACGGCAGCCAGTCCAAGGACGATGCCTCGACCTGGGCGTGGAGCGATAACCCTATCGTCTGCTGGGTGAACGATCTGTGGCGCAAGTGGGACTACGATTGGGACAAATGCTTTGCGCCCACGCTCGACATCCTGACGGTGTCCGCGGATGTGTGCGACGAAGACGTGCCAGTCAAAGGGCTGCTCGCCGTGGTCCAGGCCGATGCGAGCCATGGTGACACCTCGTTCCAATTGAGCAAGGCGGCCGGGCTGCATGCCGGGATGATGGTCAACCTGGCGCCGAACCAGGACAATGCCGAGACAGTCACGGTCGCTTCGGTCAGCGGGACATCGTCGCCGTTCACGATCAATATCAGCGGCACGCTGGCCCATAGCCACGCGATGTACGAGCACGTGACTTGGCTGTCCGATCCGACCAATCCGGCGACGGAGAAGCGCTACACCTGCAATGGATACTATACCGGGGGTAACCAGCTCTCCGATGTGGTGCTGCAATTCCGGACATGCTGCGATGGCTGGATGTGCCGCAACGGGCAAGGCGCCGTTATCATCAAGGCGGGGCGTTACGAAGAGCCGACGGTGACGCTGACCGCCGATGACATCATTGACTACGCCTGGTCCTCCTATGTTGTGGACGAGCAGGCCTGCAACCAGCTCAATGTCAGCTATTGCGCGCCGGAGTTCGACTACAACCAGGTCGACACCGATCCATGGAACGACGAGGAAGACATCGTCCAGCGCGGTGCCACGCGCGCCCAGTCCTTCTATCCGCAATGGTGCCAGCAGAACAGTCAGGCGCGGCGCCTCGCCAAGCGCGCTTTGGCCAAGCTGCTCGCGGGCTCGGGAACGATCCGCACCAAGCTATCGGGCATGGATGGGATAGGCGAACGCTATATCCGCGTGCAGGCTGGCCCGAACGAGATCGACGAGCTCGATGACGTGGTGGTCGAGGTCACGGGCGATCCGGAGATCGCTGAAGATGGCTTGTCCATCGTCTTCACCGTGACTGCGGCCGATCCGAATGTCGACGCCTGGAACTACCTCACCGAGGAAGGCGGCGGCCCCTCCACTGTCGACCGCGTCGAAGGCGAGCAATTGGATGCGCCCACGATCACATCGTCGTCGGCGATGTTCGACACGACCGGAACCGGCGATACGCAAGGTGTGCGCATCGAAATCGACGCGACGGGGCCGGACCGCAACGACCTCACCTGGTCGGCGCGCTGGCGCAAGACAGGCGCGGTGAGTTGGGTCGAGGCTAGCTATCCCTCGATAACCGCCTATCCCGACGTTGTAATCGACACCGACTTCGTGCCGGCGGATGCCTCGATCGAGGTCGAGGTTGCTTATCTCACCGGTGCCGGTTCGCTCTCCGATTGGTCCCCCACGACGACGGTCTCCACGTCGACCTCGAACGTGGCGCCGGGCGCGCCGAGCGATGTGACGGAATCGGTGTCCGGTACGGATGCCACAATTGGCTGGCGCAATCCCACGTCCTCGAACTTCGCGGCGGCGCGTGTCTGGCGCGCCGCGCACGGAGCAGGGTTCGGCGCGGCGGCGGATGTATCGGGAGCGGAGCCTGGCCCGTTGGGGGGCACCGGCTCTTACCTCGACGCCGGTCTGACATCCGGCGCCTACGACTATTGGGTCACGGCTGAAAACAGCGCTGGCACCCCTTCAGGCCACACGGGCCCGGTGACTGTCACGATCTGAAATCCAACTATCTCAAGGAGACGAACATGGGCGCGATCCGCGATGCGGCCGATGCTGCTTACCAGGACTTCAACATTCCGAACGATCCCGATAGCGGTGTCGCGGAGCCCGATAAACCGTCCATCCGCGCCTTGTTCGGCCAAATCGAGGACGCGATGCCGAACAGCGGCATCTTCGTCGACCTCACGACCCCACAGACGATCCTGGTCCAAAAAACGTTCACGGTGTCCCCGGCGCTCCCCGCGCCCGTTAATCCCGGCGACGCCGCGCGTCTTCAGGACATCACGGGCGTCGCGCAGCACTACAATCCGGTCAGCGGCGGCACACCTCCCGGCACGGTCGACTTTGCGACCACTGCGGCCCTGCCTAGCTGCACCTATGCTCCCGGCACGTCCGGCGTCGGAGCGATGCTCACGGCCACCGCCAATGGTGCACTCGCCTCTCAGGACGGCCAAGCCGTCGTAGTGAACAAGCGCCTCTGGGTTTGGTGGCAGGCATCGACCCTGCAGAACGGCATTTATGTCGTGACCCAGATTGGGGACTCCACACATCCATGGATTTTGACCCGCGCCACCGACGCGGATTCGGCGAGCGAGCTGGGCTACGGGACGGCCGTGGTTTTGGCGGGCACGCTATACCAGGGCTACGTCCTCCAGGTGAATGTCGCCGCGACCGCGATCACGGTCGGCACGACGGCGCTTCCGGTGATCGTCTTCGGAATTGCAACCGCGCTCACCGTTGCGCTCGCGGGCGAAACGTCGCGCGCGAGCGCCGCGGAGGCAGCGCTGGCTTCGCGCACCGCGATGATAGAGGGAACATTCACTAGCCAGGAACTGCACACGCCGGACAGCACCACGTCCCTCCTGCCGCTCGAATATGGCGCGGATGCGGCGTTGATCGGGTTCGACAAGGATTCGCGTGTTCTGGTCGGCCCCGGCATTAACGCCGTGACGACGCCGCCGACGCCGCTGGCCGTTGGCGATATTCCGGCTGCGACGGACTGGATGGGCTTTGTCAGCACCTCCCAAAGCCTGCGGCTTGGCTACAATGCCATTCCGCACATTTCTGGCGCGTCGCCCTACGGGCATCTGATGCTGAGCGCGGGCGTGCGCTCGTCAAAGCCGGGCGGTATCGGGTTCAATCCCTGGGATGCGTCGGGCCCGATCGTCACCTTGAACGAGGTCGACGGAGCGGCGGCCGATGGCACCAGCGGCGTTGAGGGCGAGACCTGGGCCTCCGGCGCGGCCAACGGCTTTACACAGATCCACATCAAGGAGAACGGTCCCGCCGCTGCGCTGAACGGAACCGCTGGCAAGATCACGATTTTCGCGGCAGCGGCAGGGCACTCGTCCTACGCGATCACGCAACTTGTCAAAGGACAGCCATTCTACCAGCTCGCCCTCGACCAGGTCGCGGCGGCCTATGCGGCTGCGACGGCCGCGGGCAAGTCGTTCTCCGTCCTATATGTGCCGTTTGCTCCGGGCGCCGCCGCCAGCGATCTGGCGCTCGACGTTTCCACGCTCATCAGCATCTACGCCCAGCTTCGCTCCGATCTGGATGCGGATATCCGCGCTATCACGTTGCAGACGTTCCCAGTCTGCTTCGCGGTCTCGCAAATGTCCTCGCACATGCCGGCGTCCGGCTATAGCGGCTCGATCCAGCAGGCGCTTCTCAACCTCTGCATGACCGATCCGCACTTCGACTTTGTTTCGACCACGGGCGCGTTTCCTTACGAAGCCATCGACAGCATCCACGAAAGCGCCATCGGCATTCAGCAGGACGGAAATTACATCGGCCGTTCCGCGAAGCGCCGGCGCGTGGATCAGGTGAAGCCGCCATGGCTGGAGCCCGTTTCTGCGGTCTATTCGGGTGGCCTTGTATCGGCTCTCTTCATCGTCCCGACCGCCCCGCTGGTGATGATCGGGGAGACGCCGCAGTGCGGATTTGCGCTGCAAGATACCGTCGGAATGGTCCCGCTCACGATGAACCCGCAAATCCTAGGCAGAAAGCTCATCCTCACCCCATCACGCGCGCTCGTCGGAGCCTGGCAATTCCGCATGGGCTTCGACTACCTCGATCAAAACTTGCCCGTCCCGCCACTCTTCGGCGCGTCGTGCGATCTGCGAGACTCCACGGCGGATTACTACGTTCATGCCGGCACAAAGTATGCGATGCCGCACCGCTGTCCACACGGCTACCTCACCGGCGTTACGTTGGGAGACCAATAATGACCTACATCAAATCGCTGCTCACCAAGTCACTGCCTGTTCGCGTGGGATCGGGCGGCAATCCCATACCGTTCTCCGATGCATCGCTGGTCTATCCCGCCAAGCTGTTGCCGAACACCGTCGACGAATGGAATTTGGGCGTCTCGTCGGCAAGCTTCGTGGGCCTCAACGGCGCGATGACGCTTATTCCTGGCGGCGGCACGCCGACCTTCGATGCGATCTCAGCCACGCCGGCGGTGGCCGGCCGGTTTGGGTTCAAGTCCGCGACCGTGGAACAGCTCGGCCAGACCGTGATGTTGATCGCGGCCTATAATGTTCCTGCCCCCGAATTTGGGGCATGGCTGGAGGGTACGCAGCTCTCCAGCCAAGCAGCAGGCGGCCACTTCTCCATGATTTACGGAGGCAACGGTTCTTTGCCGGCCGGCTTGTACGCAAATGTTATCGCGGCAGACCCGGTCTCCGGCGTCGGCGTGCGACCGAATTCTCAGCTTCTAAATGCCCCTGCGCGGCTCGTGGCCGGAGATTTGTTCTTCTTCGGCCTGACCTATGACGCGAGTGGCTGGGAAGCGTTCGTTGGGGGCCGCGGCGAGGGCTTGAAAACCGCGAAGCCTGCGGTGCTGTTGCCGAATACAAGCGCGCAGCCGATTGCGCTCGGCAACGCGTCTTGGAACGTCGCGACCTATTTCAACTATATGCCCCGCGTGGTCTGGGCGACCATCATCAACCAGCGTCTCACCACGGGCGAAATGGCATCGGTGTACCGCCAGAAGCGCATGCAGACGACCACGCGCGGCGGAACGCTGACGTGATGCGGTCTCGCAAGGGCCATGCGGTGCTTGGTGCAGCGATCGACCTGCGCTGGCTCGACGATCTGGCGGCAGCGGCGGCGCGTGCGAAGCCGTCTGGCCCGGGCCGCATAGAGGCCGTCACCTTCATATATCTCGCCTCGGACAGCCTTCCCTCTGGGGATGGTTCGCCGGCGCGCGACTAAACCCGCGCCACGCGGGACCTCGTGGCTTCACACCTCCGGAGACCATCAATGCTCAAGCTCAACTTGGGCCGCGCGACGCTTTGCGCGGTTGTTGTCTTTGCTCTTCTTCCGCAGGCGGCGCTCGCCGCCGTTGCGTCGCCCACCACCGTCACCGTTGCGTGGGGCGACTACGCCGTGCAGATCGCGCAGGTGGTCGCGCTGCTCGCCTTCGCGCTACTGATGTGGCTCGCGCGCAAGCTGCCCCCGCAAATCCTGACCATGCTGGTCTCGGCGCACGCCGAGCAGCTTCTCGCCAACGCCATCGGCTGGGGCCTCAACACCGTCGAGGGCGCCGTCGCGGGCCAAAAGCTCAACGTCGGCGTCGGGAGCGCGGTGACCGCGCAGGCGCTGCAATACGTCCTCGATCACGAGGCATGGCTGGTCGCCTGGCTCGGCGGCTCGCAGGGCATCGCACAGAAGATCTGGGCGCGCCTGCCGCTCGACGCCGGCGCGTCTCAAACCAGCTTCAACAAACTCGCGGCCGAACTTCAGACGAAATAGGCCGAGGGCGTTTCGCAACCTCAACTAGGAGTCATAAATGAACATCCTTAAAATCGCCGCGGCTGCGGCAATCGCCTTCGCGCTGTCCGGCTGCGGCAGCATCACCGGCATCCTTGGCGGGGCCTCCACCGCGCCGCCGACGACTATCGCCACGGTGCCGACGACTGCGACGCCGGCTGTGACGCCCGGCAAGGCGTTCCAGACGTCGGCCATCGTGTTCTCCGGCGCGCAGCGCGGCGTCATCGGCGTGTGCATCGCCGCCAATGCGCCCGCGCTCTGCACGCAGAACAAGGGCAAGATCAAGGCGGCCGACGCGGGGCTCGTCCAGGCCTTCGACGATGGGCTCACCGCGATCAAGGCGGCGAAAGGCGATCCCGCCGCTATCGCGGAGGCGCTGGCCAAGATTGGCGACAATATCGCCGCCTATCAGACGGTCACTGCGGACCTCGCCGCCGCCTCGACGAAGAGCGTGAGCGGCCAGACGCAGACGGTGCAGCTCGTGACGGGCGGCGTGGCGGTCGCCCTCTCGGTCTACATCCAGCTCCAGGCCGCCCAGGCCAAGGGCGAGCCGACGGCCGACGACCTGGCAAACCTGGTCGCCGCGCTGAAAGAGAACGACGCCATGATCCAGGCGTGGTGAAGGCGAAGGGGGCGCGGCGCGATACGGCGCCGCGCCCACATCGCCGTTTTGAGATTTGGGGGTGCCATGAACTTGATCGACACGCTTCTCGGCCGGGCCAGTCAGCGCGAGCAGGAACTGTCCGGCGAGCTCGCCGACAAGCGCCGGCTTCACGACACCCTCAAGGCCGATCCCGCGCTGGAAGACCCCGAGGAATCGACCGACACACACGTCCATTCGCTGGTGTGCCGGAGGCGCAACGTCCTCAATCGCCTTAGCTACGAGCTGGTGACGGTGCGCCTCGATCTGCTGGACGAGCGCAGCGCGAACCGAAACAGCCGCACGTTCAGCCTGCTGGTCGGGTTGATTCTCTATCTGATCTGCAAGTCCATCATCCCCTGGGACGACGTCGTCAGCTTCGCAAAGCTGTTCGGGCTCGCGCGCTAACGCTTCGGTGGCCTTCTAAGCCGCGCGTTCGCACTGCACGACGACGGGCCAGATCGTGTCCGCGTAGAGCGGGCTTCCCATCAGCGAGTGCCGCGACCAGAGCGCAACTCGAGCTTCGTTCGGCATGGCCGGTGCGATCCGAAGGGAGAACTGGACGATGGAATCGTTGTCGAAGCTGAGGTCGGTCAGTTCCGCCGAAATCGTGACGCCAGCGTTGTCCGCGGTGCGCGTTAGGGCAAAGGTTCTGAGGCGCGCGGACAGGTCGCGAAGGAGGCAATTGCTCATCCTGTCCGCGTCGGTGTGAAAGACGCTAACCCTGTCGGGAGCGTGGTCTTGTAGCTGGGCGGTGGTTTCGCACCCCGCGAACAACAAGGTGAGTAGGGATAGTGTGGCCGCCTTTTTTCCTCCGCACATCATGGACCTCCGCGCCCCGTCGACAGGGACTAATAGTTCCACTTTTGGATGCGACTTGCGATGGTCGCGCCCGACGCTATCAACAGTTAATCTGTCTCGAAGTTCACGAGCGCTGCAGGGTTGCGAGTTCGTTGCTTGCTAGCCGCGCTGCTCCCCAAAGCGCCGCCGCGACCGCGTCCGGCACATTTTGGCCGCCTGCCGCGAGCGCGCAGACGATGGCGCCGTGGATCTGGCTCAGGGTTGAGGCAATCTGCCTACGATCGGCGGCGGCTGTTTTGGCCGTCCGCTTCGAATTGCTCTTCGACATTCTTGCGCCCCACGTTCTTTCGACACGATGCTCCAGACCGCGCGCCTGGCGGCGGGTAGCTGAGAACGTGATGTAGGTCACGCGCGCTTATTCCCCTTGCGGGTGTTCTATTCGCGCACTCCCGCCCTAGGGCGATCACCGATCGCCCTAGTTCGGGCTGTCGGCCTACATCAGGAGTTCTCAGGCTCCGGACGTATTCGCGCAAAGATCGGGAGACGGATCAATCCCGGCCGGAGAGCGCCACCAGTCTGCTAACAGGGCGGTGTCGCAAAACTTGTGGATGGTTGTCGCCAACCGTCGCCGGATGTGCAGCCCGCGAAACAAAAGCAATCATTTCATGGGTGGGGCGCCATGCTTTGGGGATTATATACTTGACTCCCTCGTCTGCTGGGCCTATATAAGGAACACCAAAGGGCGAGCGCGGCTCCCCTGAGCGAGGGCAAGGAGGCCCAGTCAGATGGAACAATCTTACAAGCTTGCAGTCTGGAAGCACCCCAAAAGTGGGGAGACGCGGGTCTACATCAACGGCGGCCCCCTTGAGAGCCAGGATAAGCTCTACATCTTCGAAGGCCCCCGCGCTGGCGCTTGGGATGCCAAGCTCTACTGCCCCTTCGGCCCCAACCACATTGTGTTCGCCGGAATTTCGGGCCTCGGCAGCAACCTTTATGACATCGGCCTTAACCTGGCTGAGATCGCGCTCGCCGAGCGCGGGCTTGCCAAATGCACCTTTCAGTCCATCGTGGCGGTGCTGGAAGGCACCGGGACGGCGGTAGAGGTTGACGCGGTCGCCTTGTTCGCCGCTCCCAACAACAGTGCCGAGATTAAGGAGCGCGCCGAATTTGTGCAGCTCGCCAAGGACGGCGCTGGCACGTTCGAAGACGGTATTGTCCGCATGCGCCGGGCGCGGAAAATCATCAAGGCCGACGAAGAACTCCTTGAGGCTTTGGCGGCGGTGCGGCTTTCGGGGAGCAAAAAGTTTGGCTCGAAAGCGCAAATGAAGGACTGGGAAGTGGCGGCGGACTTCGCGTTGCGCGTTGGCGTTGAAGGCCTGACGCCAACCGAAATCTCCCAGATGAAGGGTCAACTCATTGGGGGTAAGTCATGAGCAGTGCACGAGCAGTGAAGTTTCGCGAGCTTGGTGAGGCATGGGGTGGCGAGGAATGGCAGCGCCCGCTCGCCCGCGCGTTGGTCGCGGCGGGGCTTCTGAGCGGGGACTACGCCGATACGACCGTCCGGCGCTATGCCAGCGAGAAGCGCGAGGCACCCGACGATATCATGGAATGGCTTTCGTCGCGTGCTGGCGAGACCGTTCATTGGCTTGTCGGTAAGACGGACAAGGGTCAGAAGGCCATCGCTCATCTGACCAAGCCCCGTTTCTACGCCATCATCGAAAAGGGCGCGCTATCGCGGGTGGAGTGGATCGACAAGGAGCCTGACCGCCGCGTCGGCGGCAAGCTTTTGGCGCAGGCCGTGGAGCGCGTTGCGTGAGCAAAAGCACCATATCGACCTTTGGACTGTTCAAACTTTTCCCCGATCAAGACGCGGCGCGGAAATACCTTGAAGGCCGTCTCTGGCCGGAAGGTCCGCGTTGCCCGTGTTGCGGGCTGGGTGAGCGGATCACGGCCCGCGCTGGCGGCTTCTATCGCTGCAACCAGTGCAAAGAAGATTTCACAGTCAGGACCGGCACCATCTTCAAGCGCAGCCACGTCCCGCTGCACAAGTGGCTCTACGCGATGTATCTGCTGGTGACGGCCCGGAAAGGCATATCATCCATGCAGTTGGCGAAAGAGATCGGAATCACGCAAAAATCGGCGTGGTTCGTTCTGCACCGTCTTCGCGAAGCCTGCGGCGATGACCTGATCAAGCTTCAAGGCATCGTTGCGGTTGATGAGACCTATGTGGGTGGCCTCGAAAAGAACAAGCACGAATACAAGAAGCTAAAGGCCGGTCGCGGCGCTGTCGGCAAAGCGGGCGTGCTGGCGATGCGTGAACAGGGCGGGCGTACCGTCGCCATGACGATTGAGGATTCCGACGCCGCCACGCTGCACACGGCCATCCATCGCCACGTCGAAGTCGGTTCGATGATCCACACCGATGACGCCAGCGCCTACAAGGGCATCGGTGGCCTTTTCTTCGGCCACGAGACAGTCAACCACACGGCGGGCGAGTATGTCCGCGACGGCGTATCGACCAATAATGTCGAGAGCGTGTTCGCGGTTCTCAAGCGCGGCCTGATCGGCGTCTACCACCACGCCAGCAAGAAGCACCTGAGCCGCTACGTCGATGAGTTCGCCTTCCGCCTCAACGATGGCGACGTGAAAAACCACACGCTCGACCGCCTCGAAAGCTTCGTGGCTGGCACGAAGGGGAAGCGGCTCACCTACAAGAGGCTGATCCATTGACCGCGCCAGCCGTCCCGAAGGAACTAGATGCGATCGCCGACAAGGTTTTGTCCTATCGGCCAAAGCCCAAGACCGCGCCCGCGAGGCTGCGAAACGGAAGCGGGCGCGCTAATCATGGCGCAAGGGACTCATGTATAATAATTCCCCATGCTTTCGGGAAAACGCAGCCGCGGGGGCAGTGATAGCTGCTCGCGAATCGCGCGCGGCACGCTAGCGAGCGGCAATTCCGCCTCTTGGCCCAGTGCGCCGCGGGACGGCGCGGTGAAACCGGACGGGTGCTTGCCACATCGCGAACAGCGCAGGCTCGAGAGCATGCGGGTGACCGGCGCTCTGTCGCCGAGCTTCGCGCGAAAATAGGCCAGCGGAAGCGCCACGGAGCGCCCACAGGGCAAACCGCAATTCGCCCACATCCATCGCTGCCGCGGCCAGTCCGCCAGCGTGACGCCCTCGTAGGGGCGCTTATCCCAATATCGGCTTCCTGCCATGGCGCGAAGATAAGCGCGCGGGCGGCAGCCTGTCGAATCAGCAGCGAAAGCGAGGCTGAGAACCTCGCCCAGCGACGTGTCCATGCAGGCCATACCGGCCCGCATCAGGTGTCGAAGGGCGAACCCATGTCAGTCTGTGAGTATCCCGGCGCGCGCCGGGTTGTCGCGCTCGGCCGCGCGACGCTTCTGCTCGGCAACGGCATCGTGCTGTTGCCCGCGCTGGCCGGAAAGTTCAACGCGATCGTCTCCGATCCGCCCTATGGGATCGGCTACAACCCGTCGACGCCGACCGGCTCGGTCTGGAAAGATGTCGGCGGCATCGTTGGCGATGCCGAGCCGTTCGATCCATGTCCGCTGCTTGGCTGGGTCGAGCCGGTGGTGCTGTTCGGCGCCAACAATTTCGCCAGCAAGCTCCCCAATTCCCGCGCCTGGTTCGTATGGGACAAGCGCGCCGGCGCGAAGAGCATGTGCTTCTCCGATTGCGAGCTGGCCTGGTGTTCCATCGATGGCCCGGCGCGGATGATTCGCTATTTCTGGAGCGGCGCGAACCGCGGGCCGGAGCGCGGCGAGCACTGGCATCCGACGCAGAAGCCCATCGAGGTCATGCGCTGGATCATCGAGAGCGTAACGCAGCCCGATGACACCGTGCTGGACCCTTACATGGGCTCCGGCACAACGGGCGTGGCCGCCCTGCAATGCGACCGCAACTTCATCGGCATCGAGATTGAAGAGCGGTGGTTCAACGCCGCAGAGACACGCATCCGCCGCGAACTCGATCAGGGGCGGCTGTTCTGA